CGGAAGTCTTGATCGCCAATGGTTTTGGTTACGACGCCTAGTTTAGTTGTACATTAGGCGTTTGACCTCGTAGCTCAGTCGGTAGAGCAACGGACTTTTAATCCGTGGGTCGTGAGTTCAAGTCTCACCGGGGTCACTTAGGAGAAAACAATGAGTTTCTTTACATATTGCGAAAAGGTTTCTGGTTTTCTGGGGATTAAGTTGGTGCTGGACAACATTCATGTTATCCATCGCAACTGGGCGCAGAACAAAACTGTTGGGGAGACTGCTGAGGCACTTCGCACTAAGAACAAAGTTTAGTTGTACATTGGAGGGCAGGATGAGCAACTACTTCTTGAAACTTTGGGTGACTAGTGATCTTACTTATCAAGTCGCCAATCTTGAAACGGCTGAGACAGCCGAATTTACTGACATTGAAAAGGTGTTAGAATTTTGTGGCGTGGCATTGAACCGATTTAAGTCGGTGGGTTGGGATGGTTACAGGATGGTTCAAGAAAAGATCGGGGAGAATAGCTGGTGGGTGTTGCCTTATCTTGGTTAGTTTAGTTGTACATTGGAGGTATACCATGAGCATTAAAGTTCAAAACATTCCGACGTTGTATAAGCCACGGGGTGCGGTGTCATTGCCAGACAATCGAGATTGGACGAATCGTTTTGAGATTCGATCTGAGACATCTGATCGGATTTATATTATCGCCCAGCACATTAACCATCGGCACTGGGGATGTTCCTGCCCGGCATGGAAGATTCGACGATCTTGCAAGCATTTGAAAACAGTGGGTTTGCCTACTGGGGAAGTTCCTTATGAAGTCAATCTTAAATAAGATTTTCAATCTGGATGCTGATCCACAAGATTTGAATCTTCAATTCATGTTGGCGATGGCAATATGCATCCTGACCCCTATGGGGATACTGTTTTATTTTTTTGGATAGGGGGCCAATATGACTAATGAAGAACTGCTTAGAGCGATTCGAGAAAACAGAGAGAAGCTAGAGCTTCTTGTGCAGGCAATGGAACGACATAAGAAACGCCGGTGGTGGAATCAGTTGGTTCAATACCTATCCATATTGCTTGGAATTATTGTTGGTCAATTGGCGTTCAAGTTCTGGATGGCTAGTTAAGTTGTACATTGGAGCATTCATGGAAACCAAAAAGAAGAAACGTGGATTCTTGGATGGCTATAAGAAGTATGATACTTCTAATGGGTTTGGGAATCGTCAAGAGTGGATGAATGCTTTTTATGCTCGGCTTGGATTTGAGCAGGCCCTTGAGGTATTGGGGGAGGATGATCCTCTGGTATTGTTTGGTTTGAAAGCTGATGCGACGTGGGCGGATGTATCTGCTAGATGGCGGGAGTTGGCTGTGAAGCATCATCCTGATAAGGGTGGCGATCCTGTTGTGTTTAAGAAATACGGTGCGGCATTTGAGGTATTGGAAAGGCGGTATGGCAAATGATTAAAGCCAAGATTCATTCTGACGATTATGTGTTTGAATATGAATTTGACGGCACACCTTGGTTCAAAGAGGCCAGCTTAGAGGATTTGCATCGGTTGTATGCTGAGGGCTGGTGTAGTTGCATTGAAGCCGATCAAGTGGCAATTGAGGCCAGTAATGGTCCTATGACCGAAGAAACCGAGAATATCAAATTCCTTATTGATTACTGCCAGCGTAAAGGCGAGGGATTTGAGGTTGAGATTGATGAGTTATCGGTTTTGGGTTGGCTTAAGTCTAACCGTCCTGATGTCTTGCTAGAAGTTTAGTTGTACATTGTGTGATTGTCTCAAATCAAACAAGGAGAAAATCATGAGCTATGACAACGATCATCGGGTGCGGGCTGGGCGTAGAACTAAGCGATTGGAAGTCCAAGGCAACCAGTTAGTTGGTTGGGTTACTTCAGACGATGAGGATGAGGTTCTTGTCGAATTTCCTTTGAAGTATGAGGCATGTCCGACTTGTCAAGGTCGTGGGAAGCATACCAATCCATCTATTGACAGTCATGGGTTATCTGCTGAGGATTTTGCGGAAGATCCAGATTTTCTCCAAGATTATTTCAGCGGTGTGTATGACGTAGCTTGTTATGAGTGTGGTGGTCGAACTACGGTGGCTGTTGTGGATGAGGCTCGTGCCAATCCAGAACAATTGGCTTTGTGGCACGCTCAAGAGCAATGGGATCGGGAGTATGAGGCCGAATGTGCGGCTGAGCGTCGTTTCGGGTATTAGTTTAGTTGTACATTGGGGAGTCATAAGGGAGAACAAAAATGAAAACGATTGATGTAAACGAAGAGTATACGGATGTGTTGTTTGCGGTTGCTTCGACTTATGCGGATTGTCGCCCTGATATTATGGGTGAGGATCATGCTTATCGCACTCGCAAGTTGATGTGGCGTGCTGCTCGGGCTGTGCCTCGTGATGCTGCCAAGATCATTTTGCAGCGATGTATCCCTGAGGGGTACAATGCGTTTGAGGCTAATTTGCTGGATTTGCTTCCGGCTGATTGTCAGGTTGAGATTGCTCGGGAATACTCCGTTTGCATTTATGTGCAAAAGGCGTTGAAAGAGATTCCTGATATGCTGGCTGACGAATGGCATGTTGAGGGGGATGTGACTCGGATTTGGTGGGACTAATGACCACTAAAGAAAAAGTTTTTCTTAGTGATTTTTGACTTCATCTGTAATAGAGAGGATGAAGATCACGAAGCCAAGGTCAATGCGGCATTGGATCGAACTGTAGTCAAGGAATTACGGGAAAGATTTGAAATATGAATTGGAAAGTTGGCAAGGCGTTGATTTGGTGGGGTGTGTTTGGTTTTGGTGTGATTTTAACCAATATGGCGATGGGAGTTGTAGATCGTCGTGTTGAGTTTCTTGAAATGATGATTTGGGTGGCTTGTGCTTCATTCTTTGTGGCAAGCTATTTGGAGAATATCAAGCCGAGTCATTTGGGATTCATTGAGCATTTTTTAACAAAGAGGTATTGAGAAGTTTAGTTGTACATTGTTGGATCAAGGAGACTAAACATGAAATACACTGGCACGATGGATTGGACTTTTGAGCCGGAAGATGGTCCGATAACTGCAATTGACTTTTCTTTTTCTTGGGGATATAACCCACAGACTCCCGACGTTATGTATCTTCGCAATGGCGATCCTGGGTATCCAGGCGATCCAGAGGAGATGGAGATTACGGAGATTGAGCGGGCTGATATTAAAGCTGTTTGGTTCGGGGATACATCTATCCAAAGGCATATGTGCCAAGAGCAATGGTTTTTCACTCAGACGGTAAAATGGTTGAATGAAAATACCGAAGTTGGCAAACCGTTGTATAATGCTATCTTGGAGAGGGTTCGAGAAGAATTGGCGGCACGATTGGAGGTGTGGGATGAAGATTGATCCGATTTCAAAAAAGCAGATTGAACAATTGCGAGAGCAAGTGAAGTTGCAGGCGGCTTATATTCGGTTTCTGGAGCAAGGATTGTCTGCTGCTCAAGATAAAGAGTTTAATCGCAAGGTCGAAGCTGGAGAGCTTGATTACGCTAAGGGCTGCTAGTTTAGTTGTACACTGACCTCGTAGCTCAGTTGGTAGAGCAACGGACTTCCGCTGTTGAAACAGCATGAATTAATCCGTGGGTCGTGAGTTCAAGTCTCACCGGGGTCACTAGGAGAAAACAATGAGTTTCTTTAAATACTGCGAAAAGGTTTCTGGTTTTCTGGGGATTAAGTTGGTGCTGGATAACATTCATGTTATTCATCGCAATTGGGCACAAAACAAAACAGTTAGTGAAACTGTTGGGAATCTAATGCTGGAAAAACTGGAGAGAAATCAGGAGAAAGTATGAAAGACGCTTTAATTATGGGTGGTGCAGTTCTTGGTGTGCTGTGCCTGATTGCCTTAGTGGTATCAGTGGTTATTGCGATCTTTCCTTTCTTGGTTGCAATTGCTGGTGTCGTTATCATATGGAGAATTGTCCTTTGTGTGATAAGTGGCACGCCGTTTTTTACTGGGAAGTTGCCGTGGTAGTTTAGTTGTACATTGGTGGTTTGTTCTGAACGAGTTTAACTAAGGGAGAATTGAATGGCTGGTAAGGAAAAGGCTGCGAAGCGTCCGAGTTGCACATTGGCTCAAGTGCTGGAGACTGGTGCCTTGGAGGTTCATGTTGGAGGAGTGTTGATTGGCGTTGTGAATCCGAAGGAGTTTTCGACTGGAAGCTTTGGGTTTGGCTTTCAGGGGCCTGTTGCTATCAAGCTGAAGGATGGCATTGCTGAATGTCAGGTCGGCTTGAACATTACGGTGAAGCACAGCAAGCCCGAGTCGGCGGCTGCGTAATTCATGGTCATTGGTGGGTAGGCCACAAAGACTAAAAAATAGGGTCTACAAATACAAAGGGGAGACTGATGATTAGCGTAGTGTTTCGGGTGACGTTGCAGGGTAGTTATGTAATGACTAAGACGATGACCGTTCCTGTTGTCCCCCAGAAGGATGATGATGTGGTTGTGGAGAATCAGTGGTTTGTGGTTAAAAACAATCGTTTTCTAATGGAACGATCTCAAGCTTATGTGGTAGTGGTGGTCGAGATTCTACGGGAGCAGAATCAAACTAAGCTTGTGTTGGAGGACAATGGTTGGGTACGAGAAGATACGTTGGAACCTGATGATGTTTAGTTGTACATTCGGGAGATGTAAAACAAAGGGAGAAACAAAGTATGGGAATGGGTTATGCTGCTACGCACGGTTGGATTTTGACATCTGCGGATCTCAAAAAGATATGTCCTGATGAGTTTGCGGCGGTTGAAGCTGCGTTGGAGTTGATCGAATCTGATGAAGATGGGCCATATACTCTTGCTCGATATACACAAGCCATTACTAATGGTGAGGTTATCACAGGAGTTATCGACGAAGCGATTACTGCTTTAGCTAAGGCGTTTACCGAAAAGACCAAGGTGGGGGACAGCAAGTTGCAGATTTATCTCGGCTATTACGATGCTGATAGCGGCGATATGTATGATGAAATTGAGAATGGGGAATACTGGGAGATTGGCGGCATGGAGGCATTGACTCCAGCCGGTGTTAAACTGAAAGAGATTAGTGATGTGGCTCATCAAGCATGGGTTCATCTTGGATAGTTAAGTTGTACATTGGTGGGTGTTGAAACAATTGTCGGCTGACCCTTACGCTTAGGGTCCATTTGATGTCGGTGTCCCAAACCTGTGCCACAAGCTATGGGGAGGGAGCAACATCCGTTTAATCGAGCGACAAGCCCGTAATGACCTGAGCGGTCAGAGGGATTTCGATTCACTGGAGTTGGTGTCCTATTTCGTATTTCATGGATATTGAATAGGAGCAACCCGGTTTTGTTACTTGTCCGACAACAATAACTAGTCTGAGCGATGACGATAAAAGCTTGCCGTATGGGATTACGTAAAGCCCCCCTAGAACTTGGGTCAATAATCCGCTGGTCATCGTAAGACCACTAAGGCATTGTCCTGCCGGTACAGTCAAGGCAAATAGGGCCAAAGTAAGTGAAAGCTTGTAACAGGGAGCCGAAGCAATCGCTAGGCTCCCTGACTTTGTTTTATGACTTATAAAGTTTATTTGTACATTAGGTTGGATATGAAGCCGAATAAAATGAAAATTGCTGGCGGGGAATGGATCAAGCTACCCGACTATCCGATGGGTGGCAGACCACTTAAGCCCCGTTGCTCTAAATGCAATCGTGAATGTGAAGCTCGTTTGCATCGTATGTGGTTGTGTGCTAATTGCCCGACTACTAAAGAACAGCGGGAAAATGCCAAGCCAAAGAAAAGCAATTCGGCGGCGTTGGCGATGTTGTATGCAGCGGCAGCAATCGGTATGCCGTATATCAAGGTTGACAAAGTTTAGTTGTACATTTGGGAGAATGTTATGAGCATGGGATGGCAGACTACTGAGGATGATGTGATGACGGTTCTATCCGCTCACAATATCAAGGTCACTAAAGATCGGCTAAAAGAGATCTATGAGGGACTTGATTTGGATGCGATTGAGGATGGTGTATATTATTACACCAGCATCGACGCCCAGACCGATAGCATGTTGTGTGACATTGAAGATCAGTTGATGGAACAATTCATCATTGTCGGCAAAGAAAAACAGTATGACGAAGCCGATGAGGATGAATTCCTTGATGAAGATGAAGATGACGAAGATGACGAAGATGACGAAGATGATGAGCATGATTTGAATATGTCCAGCATGTGGTAGTTAAGTTGTACACTGGAGGATACATGAAACCATTTACTGTGCCGACAATGAAAGTCAAAGTTCTGATGCTTGCATTTGGCGATCCTGGTCAGGTGCGAGAGGTTGAGGTTCCTGTTGAGTCTGAGAGCGTATTGGATGAGGTTTTCCGATATGGACAAAACGACTTTCAGCCGCAGAGATGTCCTAGTGTGAGCAAAGGAGATGTGATCGAATACAACGGTCATCATTTGGTTGCCAGCTTTGGATTCAAGGAGTTATCTGAGGAGCAGTTGCAGGAATATACTGCAATGGATAGACGAGATCGTTACTTCTATGAAGTTTAGTTGTACATTGGGGTGCTGTCACTAAACTTTTCACAAAGGGGAGAACGAATGGATCGGCACTATCGGGTACGATATCATGACAAGGGTTTGGGTTCGACGACTTACGGCGTGGTTGACTCTTACTGTCCAGAGGCTAAAAAGTTGCCAAAGGGGCAGGTGCTTGTTGAGCATGCTATTTATCCCAAGCGGATAGTGGTGGAAGAATCGACGTTGGTTGATATTCCTTTGGCTTATGGTGGGGAATACGATCAATACGTATGTCTCATGCAGGATTTGCATGAAATATTGGCAGATCGTTTGGGTTATGCGAAATTGAAGCCCGGTCATCAATTCTCTATGAGTGTTGGTGATGGTGCTGCTCACTACGTTGTGACCAAGGTTCGCCAAGCGACTTGCACGGTGGAATGGCGTGGGTTCAATGGTGATCGGTATGTTGATCGGGTGTTTGGTTGGGGTGGTTCCTTTCGTCGTAGGGATGTTGAGCCCTTGGTTGGGATTGGCCATCAGCCTTTTTCCAGTTTGCTTGAACCTGATCGGGTGAAAACACTGGAGAGTGAGATCGGCCAGAAGATGATTGGTTTCCAAAGAACTTGGAAACAGTCTCCCCAAGAGTTGTTGGCCATGTATAGTCAGATTGTGTGAGTCTCCCCAGGATGGCTCCCCCAACCGAATTCTCCCGATTCGGTTGGGGTTGAGCCTCTTTTTTTGGAAGTTAATTTGTACATTATGTTGGCATCGGTAATTCAATCATTCAGGGAGCCAATCATGTATCGCTATCGTTGTGAAGGTCATACGACTTGGAACGCTCGCAAGAATTTCAATCGTGTAGGTGTTCTGGGTAAGATCAAGCGAGTGAAGGGTTATCGTTTCACTTCATGCCGCAAGAACAACAGCAATCAACCTGTTCAGCATGAATACGTGTTGGTGGTGGGGGAGAATGGTTCTTGTCGTTTCAGTGGTTTGTGTTGGGGTTATGGTGGTGAAGGTCCGAGCGGGCTGTGTGAGTTGCTCAAGATGTTGGGCATCGAGGGCAACATGGCAGCGAACATTGCCTATGACTCGTACCGTGGTCAAGCTGACGGGACTGATTGGGAACTTAAGTTCCGTGAAGGGCAATTCAGCTATATGAATGGGAATTGGACAAGCTATCACGAATGGCAAGCCGCCTAGTTTAGTTGTACATTTGGGAGAGTGTAACAACAACATTCAACGGGAGAATAGAATGCTGACTCAATCTAATTTGCGACAGTTTACGGGGACTGAGGGTTATTTGCGATGGCAACCTTTGTTGTTCCCCCGCATGGTTCTGAGTGAGGGTGCCAAATACGTTGCCGAACGTGGCGGCGAGGGCAACAATAGTGCTTGGTGGTTGATGGATGCAATTGCTTCTCATCAGCCGAAGTGCTTGAAGATCGAACAGTTGCGTGAGATTCAATTCTGGACGTTGAAGAAGAATGCTGATGGTTCGGCATTGTTGACGTGTCAGATTGATTCAGGGGTGAAGCCCACGATTACCCAGAAAATTCCTTATACGGATTTTTCCTTGGATGAAATCAAGTTGTGGGTGGGACCGCTGAACGAACGGCTATATGTGATCTATCTGCCTAGCGAATCCTGAGTAGTTTAGTTGTACATTGGGAGAGTGTAACAACAATTCAATAAGGGAGAAATCATGGGACGTTCGACTACTCCGACCTATCGTTTGCGGATTGATGGCACAAGTCTGATCTGGCGTGGCAAAGCTACGCAGAAACGGCTTGAGGAATACGTCATGCAATATGGCAAGTCATTGGAGCTTGGTGGTGCCAATGAGCATATCTCCAAGAGCTTAGGATATATTCCTTATCCGAATAAGGCTATCTTGATTCGTCAGTCTACCAATGAAGTCGTCGCAACTTGGCAGGCGGCTATGTTTCAAGTGTGGTAGTTTAGTTGTACATTGAGGGATTATGAACAGTCGAACCGAAACTCGTCGTGGTTTCAATGGCGATCCTGATGATGTGGATTGGGTTGAGATTGCGGCAGAGCGTAATTTCTTGCAGATTGCCAAGTGTGCGGTTGTGGCATGGGTTGAAATGCAACTCGATAGCCTTATTGATTATCTTGACACTGAGGCACAAGCTAAGGAGCTTTTGGGATGAAATACACTTTCCAAGTTGAAGTGACGTTCGATAACGAACAAGTGACCGATGGTCAGGCTCGTGAGATTGTGGATGGCATCATTGCCCGTGGCATGGAAGATTTACGTTCTCAATTGGATGACGATGATCTGTGTCAAGAGGATTTTGATGACAATGATCCGTTTAAACTCTTTGAGCAGATTGAGGACATCAAGCTAGTTTAGTTGTACATTAGGAGAAACATGATGCGTGACCACGGACATGAAATGTTGGGCAGGACGATTGTGTTGGCTGCCCAATGTGCGGCTATTCCCTACGATACTGGTAGGATTGCCAATGACCCAGAGTACATCAAACAGCTTGTTGAGGATATCATCGTTGGAGTGGGTCGCAATGAGCTTGAATGTTTGCAGGATATTATTGGGGAGGCTCTTTGCACGATTGAAGATCCATCCACACGGGAAGAATTGGGATGGATACCCCAAACACTTTTGAATTACAAAGCTCCGAAAGAACAAAGTTAATTTGTACACTACTGGAGTGTGATTAACAAAACATCAAAGGGAGACGATCATGGAAAAGTTTGACGGTGGCACGATCATTGCGGGGCGACAGAACGTAGAAAATGTTCGGCTGTATGTGTGGCGTTCTGGTTTGAAGCTGGAAGTTGTGGGGCTGAAGAAACGTGGTCCATCCATGTTTGCCATCGTGAAAAAAGCTCTTGGCCTATCTGGCAACAAGATCAAAGTGTTGCAAGGGCTGAACAAAGAAATTGTCAAGATGGAACAAAGTGTGGGCCTTACGGGTATTGAGGAACGACAGGCACAAGAAGATGCCTGGATCAAAAAGCAGTTGGAAAAGAAAAACCGGGTTTAGAATGTGGCAATTTCACTATCTTCGCAAAGGCTCATGGTCAACCATCCTGCCAGATTCAAAGTATCCTACACGATTGTATGATCTTTGTTTCTGGCATCATGGTTTGGCGAAGCTGGGTAGTCCAGAGCCTTGGTTTATTGAGTGGCTAGTTTAGTTGTACATTGGTGGGGCAATTGTTCTAGACAAATCATTTGGGGATTTGACATGATGACTGTACGTGAAGCTCGTCAGGATATTATTCGTGCCATTTATGGTGAGGGATATAGTTGGGCGGCTCGTACAGCTATTAAGTACAATCAGCAAGAGTTCTTTGCATGGGCTGTTATTGCAGTCGGGCAATGGTACGATGGTTGGGATAGAACCTTGTAGGGTTGTTACCTACATTCAAACGGGAGATTGACATGGGCTGGTATTACACCGAGACGACTAAGAAGCAGTTGATTGAGAGTCGAATCAAACCTTGGGAAAACATTCGGGGCGATTTGAAGGTCAATTCCCAATGCATCGCTCATTGCTATCGTGGCAATCGGTTCTCCGGTGTGTTGTATATGGTTCTTGAACATACTCGCACCAACATTGTCACTGGCGAGGTCAAGATGACTGATCGGTGGATCGAAGTTGACTTGCTTCGGTATCATTCGGGCATGTGGGGTTATAAGGATATGGAAGAATCCATGCATCCTTATTACTACTCTTGTCCTCTGAGCTATCTGGCAATGGTGCCTAATGTTACGAGTGAGGAGTGGCGTGCTGGTGTGCAAAAATACCATGCACGGAGCTTGGAGAAGCGTCGGATTAATCGTCAATTTAAGTTGGCACTTGCTTAAGTTAAGTTGTACACTTGACAGTTAGCAAGTTGTGAATTGGTTGGCAGACGTGATGCGTTTCACGTTCCAGCTATTTTGGTTAGGAGTAATGATTTTGTTACTCCAGGTGAGGGGTTACGGTTCGTTGATGATGCTCTCACTGAGGTGGTTACGGCGGGTTATGGGACTCGCCAAGCCGTTGCTGATCCATTTGTCAGCGAGATCAATCAAGATTCGTTTTGGGCGTTGTTGATGCCTGATACGGTTCAAAACCTGACTCACAATTTCGAGGTAAATATCGAGATTGACCCGTATCTGGGTGGCGATGGTGAATGTCGGACTTGCTAGTTTAGTTGTACATTGCAAGTTTGTGACAATGAATTAACTTAAAGGAGATAACCTTGATCCTGTGGTTGCCAAAACCGATCAAGGTCAGACTGAGCAAAAACCTGATTGTTTTTAATTATCTAAATAGAAACAAAGGGCCGCCCATCTGACCACTAACTAGAAAAGATTAAAATTTTTATATACTAATTAGACTCAAGTGGGACGCCACTTGAGTCTTTTTTTATAGTCACACATGTGAAGTTAATTTGTACACTGGAGGAATGTAAAATAAAACTAAAGGAGAGACGAATGAGGTTTATCTTTCATTATTACGATGCGGGCTGGAGTGTGGCCTGTCAAGCATGGAAGGTTTCTCTTGAGGATTTGTTGAACAATGCCAGAAAGCATAATCATCCGCATTATGTTGAGTGGCTAAGTTAAGTTGTACATTGTGTTGTTGTTCTGGTGAGAGCCAGTTTCTAGTTTCTTTGTTTTTGGGAGATGTTATGGAAACGATTGGAAATGTTGGGAGCGATCCGATTCTGAGTGCTGGTGCTGCGATCATCGATGCCACGCCTGAGATTGTGGTCGTGACCGAAGTGACCCCTGAAGTGACCGCTGTGGTTGCTCCGAAGGTTAAGAAGGCCAGCAAAAAGAAGGCCAAGATCGTGGTTGTGGTCAAGAAAAAGACCGCCAAGACCAAGGCTAAGAAGGCCACCAAGAAAGCTGCGAAGGGTAAGACGTTGGGTCGCCCCCGTGCTTACACGGATGCCGATCTGAAGAAGGTTGGCAAGCTGGTCGCCAAGTTGGCGAAGGATGGTAAGGGAGATGCTCTGGGTCGTGCCAAGGATATTCTTCATGCCAAGAGTGGCAAGCTGGCCGCTCAGCGGGTTGAAGCTGGTTTCGACAAGCCGCTCGGAATCAAGTATAAGAGCGGTCGTGTCAGCCTTATCTCGATGCCGAACATCTGGAAGGCGAATTCCTTGTATGGTGCGGAGTTGCCGCTGGGTCGTCCGTCGAAGAAGGCCGCATAGTTCCCACTTGTGGGCTTGTTAGGATACCTCCCACCCGCCTATGGGTGGGAGGTATCTCTTTTTAGTTTAGTTGTACATTGGAGAAGTCATGGCAAAAGCATTAGTCGAACTCGCCTTGAAAGCTGTACAAAACATCAAGAATGATGAATGGGTTAGCCTCAGAATTCGATTGGATCGAATGGGCATCATTCTGGAGAATGTCCAGAACACGATGGAAGATTTGCGGGCTGAAATTCAACAGACGGAAGAATTAGACCGCCATTTGTATTGCTGTGTCAATTTGGAGGGAGTTGTAATCCCTCATACCGATCAAGAGTGGTTGAGTCAATCGGAAGCCAATACCCGCAATCTTGAATTGCATAAAATGGGTGTGGGCATGGTTTATGTCGAAGTTTGGCGTATTGAGAATCGTAAGGTAGTTCACCCACCGGAGAGGCAAAGTGAATAGAAAACAAGTCAAAGCTCTGCACAATGGTGATGAGGTATTCTGGAATGATCCCGCTGAGGGAACTTGCAGTAAATACATAACCATTCAATCTATTTGGGTTGGCGATGGTAGTGATCCGATTGTCAAAATCACTGGCAAAGACGGCAGTGATCTGGAGTGTTGGGCTCATGAGCTAAGTTAATTTGTACATTGCTGAGCTAAGTTAATTTGTACATTGCTGGGATGTATCACAATTCAAACTGGAGTAAACCATGAGCAGAATACTTACTGTGCCACAAAGGCATCAGCTTGCCATTGCTCGCAAGACTCTGACTTATTCTGATGTGGGGGCCAAGATTATGGGTGGGCCAACCAAAGAAGAAGCAAGGGCCATCATCCTCAAACTGACTGGCGAAGTCGTCAAAGAAGTTTAGTTGTACATTGCTGGGATATATCCAACAATTCAAACCGGAGCAGTACATTGGAGCAAATATGGAACAAATCATTGTCGTCGTAATCATGAACAACGTGGTAAATGATTGCAAGTTGTTTGATGATGTGAAGCTGGCTGAGCAGGAGTTCATTGAAGCGGTTAAGCTGCGATTGTGGCGTGGCGATAATGTTAATGATATGGAATCATACCTTGAAGATGGGTATTATCCATTCGAGGATGGATCGGTGTGTATTACGCACCCCCAACCTTGCAGCAAACGGCTAGTGCAATGCTCGTGGGAAACGTATTGTACGAAGGATCGTGTTGTCCCTGTTGCCGATTACGATGAACGGGTGAAAGTTACATTGACAGCCAATACTACCGAACATTATTTAGACGGTGTTCTGGTGGCAAGAGCCAGTTATTACAATGGGGCTGAGCCCATCTATGAATTGGCTCAGTACCTAGTTTAGTTGTACATTAGTGGGCTGTAACGGACAAACAACCTCCAAGGTGCAAAGATGAAAACGATCACTGTCGAAGAATTGGCAAAGAAGCTGTACGATGAGAAGGGCACGACGTTTGCGACGATTCTGGCCTTCACCAAGCCCAACTTTGTTGGTGGGCAAAAATGCCCGATGATTCAACGGGGCGTCAAAAAGCTGGCTGTCGTCAACGTAATGATCGGAAACTGGTCATACGAAAACGCTGTCAACAATCAACGGGAACGTGAACACGCCGATGAAAATGAAACGGTCGAACACTTCACCGCTCAAAGCCGCTCTTGGGGCGAACAACTCGCAACCGAAGTCGGCAAACGGATCGGCCTGATTCAACATACGAAAGACGGCGAAGTTAAAACCTACCTGAAAACCAAAATTCAGAAGTCGCTTCGCCACTCTTACTATGACAACAACGGCCAGCACGTCAACCGTGAGGAAGCCGAACAACACATTCGACGAAACAAGCCATCGGTTCGCCAAGGTGTTGAGAAAGAGGTTTTTGAACGGGATTACGAATTGAAAAACATTCGTGCTATCAGAATGCACGGCGAAGTTTACGTCATCGCCTAAGATTCTCCCCCCGAAAGGGGGGAGCTTTCTTTTCATAATCTTGCAAAGTTAATTTGTACATTAGTGGGTTGTAACATCAACAACCAAGGGGAAAAATCATGAGTGTTGAATTTGAGCCGTCTGCATTGAAGTTGCAACTCCAAGCCGCTCTAGGATTGAGCGATGATGATTTTGGTTATCATGCGACGGATTTATACGTGCTGGACAAGCCCGGCGTAATGGACTGGTTGAAAAAGAACTACGGTAGTTTCCGCAGCATCAAGCGGTTCATCGGCAATGCTGGACACCCGACTTTTGGGGGCAAACCTGCCCTGGATATTCCCTTCGCTGGAATTTGGAAGAAGGTTTAGTTGTACATTGTTGTGACGTAAACCAAAAATTCCAAGGAGAGAATGATGAAAGTTTTTGTTGTGTGCCAAGGTGAGAGCGGAGAGGGAGCGGGGCCTATTGCGGTGTTCAGCACAAAACGCAAGGCAAAGGCATTCATCAAACGAGATCATCCTGAATTTAAAGATCCTGTTGAAGGATTGGACAATACATGGACCAGCGATAAATTCGGCGTAGACCTCATCAGCATTCAAGAGTTCGAAGTAGTTTAGTTGTACATAGGGGACAACAGATGGTAATGATTTTTGTTTGTGTGGCTCTTGCTTATGCTGGAGCCCCTAATTGGGTGTGGTGGTTGGCAGTTGGCTATACGGTACTTTGCTTTCTGGCTCAATCGCAAGAAAGTGGAGTTTAGTTGTACATTTAGGAGACATCATGGGTCGCAGTGGTCAGAAGTTTCGTGATAAATTCAAACAAGCTCGTGAACAACGGGAACGTGCCCGGCAAGGCAAGCGTCGTTTCCTTAATGATGCCCCCAAGGACATCAAGAAAGCATCGTAAAGAAAAAATAGGTGCAAGTTTAGTTGTACATTACCTCAGTGTAACCAACAACAACTCAGAGGAAACGTGATGAAAGCCTACATCTATCAAGCTGACATCTACTGCGAAGATTGTATGAAGGATATGCCGCACCCCGAAGATCAATCGTCCTACGATAGCGACGAATATCCTAAAGGGCCGTTTGCTGATGGTGGGGGAAGTGCCGATAGCCCACAACATTGCGGCAATCATGGGGATTGTGTCAACGCAATTACTCTTAGCGACGGCACTAAGATTGGCGTATGGCTGGAGAATCCCTTGACCAATGAAGGGGTCGAATACGTCCGAGATCATATCGCAGAAGAACCAGACAACGAAGTTGTGAAATTGTGGGCTGAGTGGTACGCCGATGACCTAGTTTAGTTGTACATTAGAGGCTATATGACTCACACAGCAATCATCAACTGTTCTGGTCGGGAGATTAAGGTGACTCGCATTGGCAAGTTGCTAATCATTCACTCGCACCGAACCAGCACAATTGGCGAACGAATTTCAACGTGTCGTTACGATCATCGCTTCACCCTGTTGCCAAGAGAGCATCAATGAAAATCATTCGATATGCAATTGTGAGAATTGAGATTGAAGCTGTGGACGTGGGGACTGACCCTGACGAAGCGGCACAACGGGTTATCGACAATTGCGAATATGCTTTCGTCTATGACGATGGATTAGTCAAAGTTGTGGACACTGAGATTTTGGATTGCAGTGAGGATCACCCGCTAGTTTAGTTGTACATTACTAGGCTGTAACAGCAACAACACCACAAGAGAGAAAAGTCATGGACAAAGGCAACAATCGTCGCTACGAAAAAGGCCGCAGCAGCAAGGGATTTCTGCGGGGAGAACGAATTGAGAAGCTGGAGCAATTGAAGCCCGGCGACATTCTGTTTAACGTCTGCCACAAGCAATCGACCGAGTCGCTGGTGGAAGTCATCAACGTTCGGGCCACCATGTTCGATTTCATCTTCGTGACCGCCCACGAAACGAAAAAGAAGGGTTTGCACCTCAAAGTTAAGAAGGGTGACGAACAACTCAAGGCCAAGAGCCTTACCGATCTGCCCTTTAACGAGTGTTATCGGGCTATCACGACAAAAATGGGAATGAAACAAGCGGCCTAACAAGTTAAAGAGGGAGGGTGCCCCGAAAGCCCCTCTTCTCTTTTTAAATTCATACAAAGTTAATTTGTACATTAGGTGGGTGTAACCGCCAATCATCTCAAAGGTGCAAAATGATTATCCGAATCAGTGAGGAAGAGTATGCGGAACTGTCTGAGGAAAATGGTGGCTATTGCCTCGCTTGTGGCGAAGTCGCTTATGGGGTCGAACCAGACGCAAGGAAGTACACTTGTGAGTCATGTGATTCACCCAGCGTTTACGGCATCGAAGAATTGCTAATCATGGGCAAAATCGAGTTCGGAGAATCCGACGACTAGTTTAGTTGTACATTTGTGGCATGTGTTGATAACAAACCTCAAGCGGAGTAAAGTGACATGGCTAAGGACAAGATTGCTCACGTTCGTTCGGCTAAGGCCAAGACCCCCAAGCAACTCGCCAAGAAGGCCCTGAATGAAGCTCGTGCCGCCGAACGGTTCAAGCGTCATCAAGAGCTTGACAAGCAACGGCTCGCTCAGAAGCAAGAGCGTGCCCAACAAGCGGCTCAGGCGAATCGTGATCGGTTCATCATTCAATCGGCCTTGAACGGCCCCCATGCTGTCATCCTCCTCCGATGGCTCAAGGGACGGGAAGCCACCATCGACCGAGTTCAACGATTCTGCGATGATCGCCCCAAGTTCGTGCGGCCAAACGTCGCAGCCATCATCGCAGCCTAATGAAAAGGCCCCTTCGGGGGCCTTTTCTATTTAAAATAATACAAAGTTAATTTGTACATTAGGTGAGTGTAACCACAACACACAAGAGGACAAGAGCCATGCTAATTGATTGTGATCGTGAGACTTACGGCAAGTTCATCCGTAGCTTGCAGAATGCTACCGATAAGCCGACAAGCTGCACAACCTTCAGCGTCATGCAAACCAGTGTCAATGGCAAACTAGTGGCTCAGGCAATCTACAACCATGCTATGCCACCTCGATACCAAATCGAAGCCTAGTTTAGTTGTACATTAGTGGGATGTAACAACCAAACCCCAAGAGACAAGACAATGATTAAGTCTAAGCACCCCGTTCGTGACAAAGTTGCCAGCCTCAGCACTACCAATAACTATTACAACTTCAAGGGCGACTTCATCCGTGCCATTGATGACGTGCTGGAGGAATTCGGCTGGACAACGGGCGATTGCGATCTCTATGGGGACAATGGACGCCAAACTGTCAACGTCGTCCTTAAGGACGAACGGGGCAACCTAGTCGAAGAAGTCGGCCAAGTTATCCTCAGTTGGTATCGGATGCCAAGTGGCCGATACGAAATGACCTGCTATCTCTCCTAATGGGGGGGCGAAAGCCCCTTTATAAATGTGCAAAGTTAATTTGTACATTAGGTGAATGTAACCAACTCCAACCCCCGAGACAACAATGAACAGATTTCTCAAAAATTATCAGGTTAGACCGGGTCGCACTGTGCAAGTGGATCATATGGTCCAAACATTCACTATTGAGATTCGGTCGCTCAGCGGTGCCGATCAAGCCACCATCAAACGGCTCCTGCAAGCCAAATACGAAGTGCTTGATGTGCAACCAGCCGGATACCGAGTGATCGCCGAAGTTTAGTTGTACATTAGGTGAATGTAACCACCAATTCAAACGGAGAGAAAGCCATGAATGTTCTGCGTGATAAGTTTCCCCACCTGATTGACCTGACCCCCGATGTGGACACAAAGGGATTCACTTACTTGGCTACAACGCCAGTCATCAAGCAACCGGGCACTTTGCCCTACCGAATTGTCCTGGTCTGTAATGGCGACCAATTCATCGTCTACAACCAGTATTTCAACAAGTATCACGTCGATCCGCTGTCGGGCTATCTGGAAACCGCCAAGCCGTCATTCTCCGATGGCAACTACTTCGGAAATCAGCACTTACATGCGGCCTTGAAGTGCTTCGGCAATCGAGTCGCCAAGGATGCGGTCCATATCGAGAGCATCTATCGGAAAGAAACAGTGTAGTTTAGTTGTACACTGAGTAGTCGCCAAGGGAATATAAACTTGAACAGTGGCTCTAACATAAGGAGAACTATCATGTGACCCCTAGACTGTCATCACAAGCTTATAATTTTTGATCCTCTTTTTTGGAAAGAACTATGCGAACCTTTGAAGTTTTCAACTGTGGTCGGTTTCTGGGCAAGGTGCGGGCTGTCAACCCCGTGAATGCGTTTAAGAACGCTCAAAAGAAGTGGCCTTACCTCAGCACCGGCGAGATGGAACTGCAAGATCCGAACGTGCAACGTCGGGGCCATGTGGCCTACAACAAAGCCGCCTAATTGCTTGGCGGTGAAAATGGGCCACCAATCATAGGGGTGGCGGCGGGAACTGCCAAAGTGCCTTAGTTTACTTGTACATTTAGGAGAAGCAGATGAAACTCAGTCACCTGACCGTGTATTTCGACATTCAATGGCATATGCGTGATGGACGGGGCCATTGTGTCGATGTTGATCTGCCTGACAATTCAGACGGCACTCGTGCTGGTGGCAACGATGGCACTCGTTTTTCGTCACCGGCTGAAGCCGGAAGATTTGTCGCTGATTGGCTTGTCGAACAGATTTCATAGTTTAGTTGTACATTAGGTGAATGTAACAACCTCACACCGGAGCCAAACAATGGCCAAGAACAAGCTCAACAATGATGATCGTCGCCAATGGATCGACAACGATGAGGGCCTTTACAACTGGTATCGGTCCAGTCGCCTCAGCATGACCAAATTCATCAAGGAAAACAAAGAAGAACTTGATGCGGCGATCAATCGGGTTCTCAACGCCCCGCCCCCCGAAAAGACTTGGCGAGACTACGTTAGGTAGTGGAGAGAGCCCCTTCGGGGGCTCTTTTCTTTTTAACTTGTGCAAAGTTAATTTGTACATTACTTGGATGTAATGACAACACTCACCGGAGCCAAACAATGCTTCACTTCTCAACCGCTTCCGATCTCGCTCAAATTGGTTGGACTGAGGATGGCGAACCTGATGTGATCGAAGAGTTTTATGTGGTTGCCAGCGACGAACACGGCAACCAATGGCGAAGCCCAACTGTCCGACACGATTGGACCAATTCATTCCGATTCTGCAAGGATTATGTTGCCAAACAGATTGAAAAGGTCCGCTTTGCTCTTTACCGATGGGAACCAATTCAAGTTTTCATCCTTGGAAGCATCGCAGAACGACATGGCTTTGAAAACGAATGCGAACTGCTTCATCGGGAATCGGTCACGAAATTGGATGTGACCACTTGGCAACCGTGGTTCCCACAATACGGCTCAGACGCCTACGTTAGTAGTGGACAAGAGGCAAAGTATCTGGCTGCCGAACGTGCTGGCGTCCCTTACTACTGCTAACACAAAGCCCCTTCGGGGGCTTTTACTCTTATTCCTTGCGAAGTTAATTTGTACATTAGTTGGGTGTAACCACAACCTTAACTGGAGAGAAACGATGAACCGTGTTGAAGCTGCTATCGCCAAGGCCAAGATCGCAATCGAAAACAGTGGTGCCGATCAAGCCAAGCTTGACAAAAACCACAAAGCTTTGGACATGCCGTTCGATGAGTATTGCCGGTTTCAAACGATGAAGTCGGCAGCAATGGGCACCATGCTCAACACCGACGAAGCACAGTCGATCTACAACTACTTGGGCAACACCCCCGAGCAATTCAATCGGCAGCCGCTGGAAGTCAAGATCGTGCTTACGAAGATCTTCGCCGAACTACTGGAACGTCGCATCAAAGCGGCCTAGAGAGAAGCCCCTTCGGGGGCTTTTACTTTATTCCTTGCAAAGTTAATTTGTACATTAGTTGGGTAAGGAGCAACCATGAAGAAAACCGAACACGCTGCCAAGGCCCACAATTGCTTGGGCTATCACAAACATCTTCGTAAGTTCGGCAAAGCACTGGCCCATCGGGCTGTCCGCAATGCACTTCGACGATTACTCAAGCAAGTTTAGTTGTACATTACTTGGATATAACCACAACAACACCCCTTACCTAGAGAGATTCGACATGAAGTTTTTCATCCAGTTAGTTGCCAGCGAACTGAAGTTTGAATGTGTGGACCAACACGTTTTCGACAATCGCAATTTCGCTCTTGCGGATGACGGCGGACCACGTTACACCAAGAATTGGTTCTCGTCTATCCCCGGCAGCGTCGATATTCATTGCGACAATCTGTCACCTGGCTTGATTGCTGGTATCAATCGCATGGTCGGCAACCCAACCAGTCATCAAGGACTTGGCACGTTCAGCGAGCCCGATAGTGTGGGCTTTCGCCGTGGTCGTGGCGAATACCTTTACAAGCTGACCGATCAAACGAAGTGGAAGCGAGCGGCCTAGTGGAGAGAGCCCCTTCGGGGGCTCTTTTCTTTTTAACTTGTGCAAAGTTAATTTGTACATTAGGTGAGTGTAACCACAACACTCAAGGAACAAAGCCATGTGTCAAATCAATCTGGGTTCGCCAATCGGAAGTGAGAAGGTTCGGGGCGGGTTCCAACCACACTGGCGTACCGTGTTCGTCTACAAGTGCAAGGCTGGTCATGTGGTCAAGGTGCGAGCCAACTCCTACCGTGGCAAAACGGCAGTGCCAGGGGTGGGGGCCATCATGTGTCCCACTTGTGAGTTTAATGCCAAGTTCGATGCCATGATGTTTCAACCAACCCACGAACTTGCCTGCTAGTTAAGTTGTACATTAGAAGCATGTAACAACTAACAACGGAGCGAACCATGAAGATCAAGCTCAACTGCAAAGCACAATGGGAAGTGGGACGAGGCCACATGGCACACCGCAGTGGCACAGGCACCCACAGTGATCGTCGCACTAAGCGACTCAACACAAGAGCCAGCCGCAACCGCAAAGCAATGGGGGAACAGTGATGAAGTGGGACAGTTCTGCTTGTGTCGCAAGCTGCAAGCACCAAGGCCCGAACGTATCAGTGTGGATCGTTGGCGTGCCATGCACAAGCAAGCGGCAGCCGTGGCCTATGCCAGACATGAAGAACGTTGTAGTTAAGTTGTACATTAGTGGTATGTAAGGACAACAACTCACCCTAACGAAACGAAAGAGATACCATGAAGATTCATCGCTCGGAAGCCGAAATGATTGCTGCCATCGAACAAGAGCAACTGATTGAAGATGCTCACAACGGCCACGATGAAGCGATTGAGGACATCCTCGAACAACTCGAACTTGAACAGCGACAAGCGGCCTAGTGTGGTGTGGTTGGACTAGGGTGGCGGGGGCTAGTGGTTGGCCCCCGCCACTCCCCATTGGGGGCCTAGTTTAGTTGTACATTAGAGGGACGTGTCGCAAAATTAACAATAAAACAATTGTTTTGAAAAACATTTGACATGACCACCCTACCCCCTACCTACCAGGAGCTATGACCCCCTTTTTCTTTATTACACCTTACTTCGATTATTATTTCTGTGTTACAGAATTAAAAACTTTTAATTATGGGTTTTTCATCTAATAGCTGAAAAGTTTTTATAGAGATGGGGGGGGTTTAAAAAAAAATTACTATATTAGTGCATGATAATAAATGATGATTGTTTTAAAGCTGCTACGCAGTTTGAGCCTAATTCTTTAGATGCAATAATAACTTCACCTCCTTATGCACAACAGCGTAAAAAACAATATGGTGGCATTTCGGAGGAGGCTTATCCTGACTGGACGGTTAATTGGGCTAATTGTTATAGAGCCGCTTTAAAGGATACGGGTTCTATAGCCATAGTAATTCGTCCGCATATAAAAGACGGTCAAATATCTGATTATGTGTTGAAAACGAGATTAGCGATGCGAGCGGATTGGATTGAGGCTGAGGAGTTAATTTGGATTAAGCCTGATTCGCCGCCGTTGGGAAATATTGTGAGGCCACGGCGAGCGTGGGAAAGTATTTTATGGTTTTCAAAAACAAGAAAACCATATTGTGATGCCAAGGCGAATGGAGCTATTAGTGATCGAGTAGGTTTTGAGAGTATTAAAGGAGTTGGAGATTATAAATCTGGTGTTAGCCCGGCCAAGACTGGCATTGCCCGTTGTCGGGATTATGTAGAGGTGGGAACTGGTTCTGTGGATAAATCATCAGAAAATACGCATCCGGCTCAATATCCTGAAAGGTTGGCTATTTGGTTGATCAAGTTATTATGTCCTATGAATGGCACGATTTTGGACCCTTTTATGGGTAGCGGCACGACCTTGGTAGCGGCTCAGACTTTAAATAAGACATTGGATTATGATTTGACATGTCATGGGGTCGAGATTTCTTCAGAATACAATGAAATTGCTTTAAAGCGTTTGGCTATTAATGCTTAGGGCATATTTGAGGGGGACTTTTTTGAGCATGAACTATCTAACTTGTTTGGATTTTGGCTAAAAAAAGTTCTTGTTGGTTTACAAGTTTGATTTTGGTGGTAGAATTTGCGGTGTGGACTTTGATTTTTGGTGGGTTTGTCTTCGCAAAGGATGCTACAAAATGTCTGTTGGAGTACGTTCTAAGTTTCAGGCTGGAATTCAAAAGCTTGCTTCATCTTCTAAAGAGCCCAAGATATTGGAGTTTCATCCAGGGACTCGGGCCAAGGCTAAATTGATTCAACAGAAGGCCATTGCGATGGCTCGCAGTATTAATGCTGCTTTTCTAAAGCACAAAGTTCCTGTTTCGTTGGATTATTCATTTTTCGATGATGTTCTCAACATTCAATCTGACAGTTTGTTAATGCAATCAAACGAGCATGAAGTTATCATGACGGAAAAGATGGCGGAAACAGCGGTAACGTTGTTTGTTGATTTTGAAAAACATGTTTATAAGAAATCCAAGCCAATTATAAACATAATTAAGCCAGAGCAGGGAGGCAAGACTAAAGATTCTCAGAACATGGCGATTCTTATTGCGTCTTGCATGTATCTTTTGTATAAGATCAAGGTTTTTCCTATTTTCTTATTGATGAATGATTGTGGTGGTCAAGATCAATTTGAGCGAGAATGGCCGTTACAGCAAGCTTATTGGGGTAAATTTAAGATTCGCAATAAAAAAGAATCTTTATTGTTGGGTCAATTGATAAGTGATTGGCAAGTTCCTCAAGGAGATGATTGGCGTCAAACTTCAGATCATGTTGGTTTGTGGATTTTGCGGAGATCAACTTCAAAAAGTGATCGTCGTGCTTGGATGCGTTATATTGAGACGATCAAAGAGAAAAAAGATTCTCATTTGTTATTGATTAATGATGAAGCGGACGTGGGCACTAAAGTTTCCGGTGTGACGGATGAAATGTTTAAAGAAGTTGGTCTTTATGATTATTTGACGTGTTCTAAGCGTGCTAAATCGAATATTACGTTAGTGAACGTATCTGCAACGCTTGATTTATCGCATGCTGCGGTCAAAGAATTTTCAATTACGAGAAACATTGAGCCGGATAAGGGTTATCGTTTGCCTGTAGATGCCACCACATTGATTACGGAAAGGGCTGTAGAATGGGGCGTTAAAGATATTGAAAAATTAGGAATGACGACGAATACCAGATCTCATTCTTATTGCAACATTGAGTCTTTTATTAAACTTTGGTATTCACATCCAAAGAAACTTGATAAAAAGCAAATGGCTAAATTTAAGAATGATCCTAAAGTGCTAGCAACTTGGGAGTGGTATAAATCTGAGTATGTGCCCAAGAAGTTAGCAGAGTTGTTGATAGCGGGCATTGAAAGTGGAAGTGGATTTCAATATGCTGCTTTGCGTTATCTCAATAAAAATGAGATTTGGCGTGAAGAGTTATTGCCTGCTTTAAAATCTCATTTGCCTGCTCATTATGAAGTTTTGGCATATATTGGTGGTGAAGATGAAGGTGTGAATTACAAAGAAAAAGATATGAAGTCTGCGATTGAGACTAAGTATCGTGAATCGCCACTTGGTCAGCAACGCAATCCGATGGTGATTATTTATACAGCATCGGTGCGACGTAACACTCAATTGTACGATCATACGATTCAGTTTGATTTTACTAGTAAGCCATCGAATCGCACATCGATGCGTCAAAATACTGGTCGAGGTGCTGGCTACAAAAAGAATTCAGAATTTTGTTGTTCGCCGGGTATGCATAAGGCTCGCAATAAACCTCACATTTTAACTCCAGGTTATTATTCTGATTCTGAGGGCAAGATTCGTGCTATTGAGCAATCGATGGTAATTACTTTAAAGGAGCATCATCGAAAGTATCCTGTTATCGATGCTATCTTTAAGGCTATTGACGAGCAATATTGGGGTGCAGAGCTTTTAGAGCAGATTCGTTTGAAGATCAAGCAAAAGAAACCCAAATATTCTCTTCAAGCTGGTGAGCGATTCTGGAAACAAAACCCACAAGCTAATAATTTGTTGGGTGTACGAGGAATCATTGACCTGAAGGCCAAAAAATGGATCGAAGATAACCAAGCTTTGCTGTTTCAGGAATTTGGTTCTGCCAAGTATGACAGCATTGATATGTTGTGGAATTTTGAAAAGAAAACCCCTGAAGAATATTATTTGATGACTGGTAAGCATCAATTGTTTTCTTTTCGTCAGGGCGAAGATGTCTCTACTAACTTGGCATGGAAGCAGGATGATAAAGAAGGTGTTCTCCCTCAGATTCACTATGAGGTAGCAAACAAAAAGCCTCGTTGTGTAATGATTGCTTTGCGTTTGGCCAAAGTTGTGCCTGTGGCGTTTGATTATTCGCAAGAAACCATTCATCCCAAAACAAATACAATCATGTATCAACTTTGTTCTGCTTATGAGAAACAAAAAATTGACACTTTTTATAAAGGGCGAGTTAATGTATTGGGATAGAAAGTGCAAAAACATTACTAGAGATTTAGTGCAACCTAGTAATAAAAAGAAAAACACACTTTGGTTTCCTGGTGTGGATGCATTGGACGTTAAAACTGCATTTAAAAACAATTTGATTGATAATACTGGTCATCACATCCTTATTGAGAAAGATGAGCTTAATGCCAAGAAGTTATTGGCTAATATTAAATCAATTCCAATTGATTTCACTTTGCATTTGGATTCGTTGTCTACATTAGGTTTGGAGAAAGATCTTGATTACGCTCATTTTGATTTTTGTGGTGGTTTAACTGCGGAGACAGCGACATGGCTATTTGATGATTTGCGTCTTAGTCATGGAGCGGAGGTTCATTTTACTTTTGCGTATGCTTTACGTGGCAGTAAATTTCTACATGGTTGTGACAATTTATTCAGTGGTCACAGTAGCTTTAGAGAATTAGAGCGTATTAATTATTGTGATGCGAATCGTGGCAACATGCGAATTGCATTTTATTGTTCGATGATTCGTTGCATGTTGAACAAATATGAATATGAATCTTTACAGCCTATTTGGTATAAAGATTCGGTGCAAAGCATGGTATTGTATCGTTGTCAAAACGTTCGAAAGATTAATCCTTTAGTCCATTTGGATTTTCGTTATTACCATATGGACACAACTTGGAAGAAAGGAGGACCACCAGTGAACGCAGCCAAAAAAGCTTGGAAAACTCGCAAAGCTAATGCATTGAAAGAAAAGCGTAGCAATGCGGCAAAGAAGGCATGGGAAACACGTCGAGCAAGCGTGTAATTAAAAAAACGAGAAAACCACGAATTTACTTCGTGGTTTTCTCGTTTTTACGTGGTGAACCAAATCCAAAAATCTGGAAGCCATGAAAATATATCAGCAATCCAATGAAAGCCATAGAAATACTCGCCCCAACCTTCTGTGCGAATGATTCTGATGCTGAGTAAAATAAAGGAAGCGATTCCGAAGAACCACCATTGTGGTACGAAAGAATGCCAATAGGCATCAGTAATGATGGTCCAGAGGAAAGATAGAACTAAGCCGAGAATGATGGCGATTAAAATACAGAGAAAGATCATATCCAATCCAATTCTTCTAGTGGAGGGCTTTCCTTTTGTATGGAAAGCATTTCAAGTTCATCTCTTCGTCCGCAGGGGGAGATAATTACTTGGGGGAAATGGTTCCGGCAGACTTCTAAAACATAATCATCTTCATCGAAGCGTCCTGCTTTATCAACGCTTTCATTGATATTAATGATGAAATTGTGACCGTTAACAACTTTGTAGCAGACCAGATAGGCATTATGTTCTGGTATTTTTACTTGGTATTGATTCATTCATTTTCATTCATGATATGTGAAAGAATGGTTTTAGAATTAATTTTATATTTATCTTCTAAGGTTTTCAAGAGGGATTTGAATTTTAGGTTTTTCTTTTTGAGATCATTGTAGGCTATTTTGACATTTGGGATGCTTAATAGTGTTGATTCGTTAATGTGGGATCTAAGGTGGAAGGAGCCTTGATAGCCGTCGCTGTCTGCGGTAATGGTATAGGGCGGGGAATCTACATCTAGATCGACTTCCCCGCCTAGTTTAACGTAGCAGGAGAGATGGATGGGGACACAGACATCTACGGTTTCGCACAATTCTTGATAAAGATCGTAGACTTCTTCTAGTTCTTGTGCGGTGATGGACTTTAAGATAGCCGTGGATTTGGCTTCTTCTAGATCGCTTAGTGATTCGATGATATCTAAGAGGGTATCGGTGTGGAGTCCATTAGCGATATTCAGTATTTGATCGGTCAATATCTTGGCTTTTGACATAAATATGGGTTTTTACTGGTTGGAGCGAAGAAAGTATCGAATTTGATTGAATTTGGTGCCTTTAAGTGGCATTTTAATTAGGACGAAGGGGTGTTATTTGTGGTAGGGGTCCAGATTGGCTATTTAGTTCGAACATTTCCCAGATGGTATTTTTATCATTGAGTTCTTTAGCTTTATAGATCCAGGCGTTTCCCATGACGAGAACTGGAGGGATATTGCTAGAGATTTTGAATTCTACAGTTTTTTCTGGTTCTAGTGGGATGAGGTCTACATTTTTATCGAGGCTGAAGATTTGGTTGATAACTTCCCAGGCTAGCAAGCATTTTTGTTTACCGAGATAGCTGATGCGGTAGGTGTAGACGTAGTTATTTTCTTTTTCGTTATAGACGACGCTATGAAATATGGAGATAAGTTTATCATTGAGTTGAGTGGGCACGAAGTCTTCTTCTAATTCGGGGTTCCCCATGTAGGAGGTAACTTCCATATTGAGGGGGTAGTTTTGAACGGGTGGGATTTCGGTGGGTGGTTTAACTGAGAAGACTAGCCAGCCGATGAAGGCGGTCATAGCGATGGCACAGGCGGCGATGATTGAATTTTGTGTAGAACTCATTTGACCCCTTTTTGAATATCGTTTGATAGTTGTTTGAGTGTGAGGTAGATTTCTTCCCTTGAACGAACTGATCCTTTTTTGTTCAGGATGCGTTCACATTCCTGAAGATCTAATTGGATATTATCTCGGGCTTGTTGTTCGAATTTATCTTTAAATAAGGGAGTACGAAATATAAAACCTTTATCCATAAATTCGTCTAGGAATTTCAATCGCCCAATAGCAAATTCGGCATCAGTTAGGCTGGGGTATTCGGCTTGTATGGCGGCATTAGCGATTAGATGCATTTCACGATTATAGGCGAAGTTAGATACATCGAGATCTAATACGAGATCTGAGCTATTATGTTTGAGGATGGAGGTATGTTTAGCGGTATCTAGGATGATATCATAGGCATCCATATATTCTTCATGGGGGATATAATTTTTCAACAAAGCGATCATGAATTCGCCGCTTTGTCGTTCATTAGTTGTTAGGGAGATGTCGTAGATGGCGTCATGAAACCAGATGGCTAATTGTTCATGTTTTTGCAAGTAGACGTTATTTTCTTCGGCGAAGTCGAAGGTGGCTAGGATATGGAGAAAGGTATGATAATGCAGTCGCATATTATTCATACGTCCGAGCAGGCATTCGGCGATGGCTCGGGAGGTTTCGGGATTGATTTGATAGGCCCGATGTAGAAAGCTAGCACAATTGTAGAGGAACCGGGCTTTTTCGGTATTTTTGAATTCTGGGGTAATTAGGTGAACGTCGTTGAATGCCATAATGGATTTCATAGGTTTCTCCTTATGGTTGAATTATACCATGAAATTTGCATTTGTGAATTTGGAATTGCCACAAATGCAGATGATTTTGCCACCTGCGATGAAGGCATGTTGGAGTTCATCGATATGACAGGTAAGGTTTTCCTCTAGAGAGGATTTAACTGAATTAATGATGGCTAATTGATTGTGATGATTTTTGTTAGCATTTTGGGTTAATGAATAGTTTCCGATGGCATCTGATGCGACTTCTATTTCGGCATCATGTATGAAGACTGGAAAGTTCTTTTTTGGGCTTTGGCATTTGGTGCAGATTAGTTGATTTAGGGTTGAATGTCCGTTGGCAGAGGTGCCGAGTGTTTTTAGGATATCTTGCACGAGGTGTGTCAGGACATTTCTATTTTCTTCACAAATGGTACATCTGAGGACGCTCATATTATTCTCCGTAGGATTTGGTGTGTATATTTTCGTGTTTTTTGCCTTTTAGTTCATTTTCGGCTTCTTCCCAGAAATCGGTACAGGATCGATTAGAGGGTTGTGCTTGTTCCCATTTTTGGTGTGCTAGGACACGGATTTCATCTTCTGTGGGTTCAGGAATTTTGAATTCAATTTGGATGAAGGGTGTGGTTTTTTTGGGTTGTTTGATTTTCTTTAGAGATTTCAAATATTTAAATTCTCGGAATACGTAGGCGACTTCATTAAGAAATTTTTTGAGCATTGTTTGTCCTTTTTAGATAGCCCAGGTTAGAGTTTGTTTAGCACGGGAGGCGGCGGTATAGGCCCAGCGACGAAAGTCCCAGGCTTTACATTGTTGTTCGATGACGAGTACATTTTCGAATTCATCGCCTTGACATTTGTGGCAGGTGGCGGCGTAGCAGAAGTCGAAGGGCAGGGGGTCATCTCTGCCGAAGGATTGTTCTTGACGTTCTTTATTGAAGGCATCTGGATCGAAGAGGACATCGTAGGAGATGCCATCAGCGAAGAAGGTCATTTTATTTTTTGGTTTACTGAAGAGGTGTTGGACGGTGCCTTGCATACCGTTGAAGAGCCCTAGTTTACGGTTATTTCTCAGGCACATGAGTTTTTCACCGACGACGGGCCAATGATCGGGATAACCGGCAGCTTTACGCACTTCCTTGTTAATATCGACACGGGAACGATTGAAACCGCAGATAATTTGATTAACTTTATTAAATACAGATTCGGCGTATCGTTTATCTATGAATTTAACTGCATCCCCGCCTTGAGTATAAGCGGCAGGACGATATCCTTTACGAATGAATTCAGCAAAGTAGGCGATAGGTCCAGCGTTACGATGAATTTGTTCTAGAGTATAATCAGGATTGGCCATCAAGTTAATATCTGACCCGATAGGCTCAAGCTGACCGTGATCTCCTACAAAGATAATTGGTTTATTGAATGACAATAGATCTTGATAAATTTCTTTGTTAACCATCGAAGCTTCATCGCATAAAATACCTTCAGCATCGAATTCTGGGTTAAGTATAAAGATGGGGCTGCCGTTTCTATCTTTTTTGATATTACCAGCACCATCCATTTCTGGTTTATAGATGAGCGAGTGAATGGTGCTGGATTCCAATCCTTTTTTTCTAAGGACGTTAGCAGCTTTTCCGGTATAAGCACAGACGGCCCAATTAGGCAGTAATTTGTCTAATTGTTTGATGACTGTGGTCTTACCTGTGCCTGCGAAACCACCGAGTGACTGGACAGGCTTTTTAAGCTGTGTTAATTCTTGAATAACGTATTTTTGTTCTGGTGTGAATTGCATTATTTCTCAAATTTCTTCTTTAGTTTTTCGTATTGTGCTTTTTCTGCTGCCAGGGTTAGATCTTCTTGTTCTTTATCATAGATCTTTTTAAGTTTTTCCCATTCTTCCATTTGTTCTTCGAAGATTATTAATGCAGCTTTATATCTAGCCAATTCATCATCATAATCTGGGTTAGGAATTGTGGTATGTTTATAGCAAATTAATTTTATAAATTCCATATCATATTCTTGAATGGCTTCTGCATAGACTGATTGAGTGCCTTCTGGAATATCGATTGAACAATGACTGGAAAGCTCGACTTGCCCTATTTCATGATTTTGCAAACATGTTTTTTCTGGTTCTGTGGGTTTAGATGGTGGAATTGTTGGATGATACCATTTTGGCATTAAAGGCATTATTTTACTCCACAGTGATATCCATAGAAACTGTGACTTTGAAGCTTGGAATTCTTAAATGGTTCACGATATTGTGTTTTTTAGCTTCTTTGGCATCGAGATACCAATTAGCATGACCTTTACCATGAATAATATCTAGAAAATAATCTGGTTTATGGCCGCAGTTGGTGGCCATTAATCTAAAGATTTGATTATGCAGTTTATCGGTTTGTTTGGCACTAGCTTTTAATTCTTCGTTTTTTCCACCATGCATGGAAGAAACATCATGAATCATGACAGTGGAATTAGGACCAGCAAATCTCAAACCTTCTGCCCCGCATGTCAGCAATACAGAGCCGCATGACATGGCTTTGCCCATACAAATAGTTGCGACTGGTAGTTTCGAGGCATTAATTTCATCGATCATTGAAATTAATGTATAAACTTGTCCGCCATAGGAATCGACTACAATGGGAATGATGGGTTGCCCAGTATTATGGGCACGATTCATTTGTTCTGCGAATTCTTTTGCATCTTTTTCGTCGAATTCAGAGCAACGAATGACAATTGGCAATTCTAATAATTCTGCAACGGATTTATATTTAATTTTGGAATCAATTTCGCAAATTCTCTTCACAATGTTTTCCTATGAGCAAATGGTGATAATTAATTAACGCAGGGAGATTTTGCCATAATTGCAATTTTATTGCAATACAAATTTTTAAGATGGTTCTTTGATGCTGCCATCGATGAATTCGAAGACGGCAAAACGAAACCAATTATCTGGCAATCTGATATATTCAGCAGGATTTGGGATATTGTGAGTTGTGTCTAGATGATTGCCATCAAATACCAAATAATTATGCTGATTTGGTATTTGGGCGAAGAATTTAACTCGATTTGAGAGCAAAAGTTTGTTTTTTAATTCTTTATCTGGATAGGTTTCAAATTTCATATCGACTGTGGCGACATATCCTCCATCGAACAAAAACGGCGCTAGTTTGCCATCATGTGTGGGTTTTAGGTGCGACATTTCCAAGTATGATTTGAAGTTTAGATTAATATCCATATTCTATTTAAACCAAATCAATTGGATTTTCCAAAACAAAATCTTGTTTCCAGGCATAAACATTTGGTTTTATGAAGCAATTAATCTTAAATGTGTTTCCTGACATGTTGAAATTAGCTTGACGGCTGGGGTCTTTTACGATTTTGGCTTCTCCGTCTTCTGTATATGCGAAATTATCACCTGATTTGATTAATGCTAAAACTAGTTTTTTAGACTTATCAATAGTTTCTTGGACATTTCTAATTCTAATTACGCAACCATTATTGCTTGTAGAAATGAGATATTGTGCTTTGCATTTCATATCTTTTCCTGTAAATGCTGCATCTCCCATATCTTCGAATGTGCTGATTAGATTTCGGTGCCAGGGTTTTACGGCTTCCCAGAGGATATCATTACCGGAAGTGTTTTTTCTGGCTTTAATTTGAAAGGGGATTTTGGTTTCGCCGATGATCCAGCCATCTATTCCGTCGTATTTATCTTGTTCATCGGTAGCTGGTTCGATTTCCCAGTTTAATTCTGTGATTAATTTTTCACGAATATTGTTTTCGACAATTGCACCGGCTTTAATTCTGGATTTATAATCGGCGGTATCATCGAATGGTTGGTGTGGTGATCCTAAACCACCGAATTCTCCGAAAGTTGCGTTGTATGTCACATTGTTCCTGGGGTTTGGTTCACAAACGAAATATCTGTGGTATAATATTTAGATGGCCTGTTTCTAAAAATGGGCTGTAATTGAATAACTAAGAGATGAAACTGAATTTTAGAAATTGGTTGGAAGAAACGATGTCAGGCTATAATCGGCTATGTGTATATGATTTCGACGGTACTTTGGCGAATGTTCCAGAGAAGCCATCGGATTGGGCGGGTAAAGATTGGTGGGGTCATTCTGATTCTCTTTCTGAGCCGCATTATGATGGCGGTGTTAACCATGAAGTGGTTAATGCGATGAAGCGAGATAATGCTGATCCGCATTCTAGGGTCATTTTATTAACTGGTCGTCGTGGCGTCATTGCTCACAGCGTAAGAAATGTTCTTCGTAATCAGGGATTATATGGCAAAAGAGCCATTCCTGATAGCAACAAGAATGTTCAACAGCGATTCCAGGGCAATGTAGAGGCTGGTCATGATGTGATTCATCCTGATGAACACAAAGGTCATGAGGAATTTTACAGTGGAGATCATTCTACGGAAGATGATTATCCAAAAACTCAGAAGGGCAAGGCGGATGGTTCAACTTTAGCTCATAAGATTTATCGAGTTAATAAAGAAATGACGCCTGATGTTGAAGTTTTGGAGTTTTGGGATGATCGGGCTGACCACATTCCTCATTTTATTGAGTTGGGGCTTCAATTGTTGAAGCAATATGGTGTGGATCATGGTGGTAAGCTTCAGAAAGTGATTATGCATCGGGTTTATCCGCCTGCAATGCCGGGTGGTCAGGGTGTGGTTCAACACATTCCTATTAAACCTGGAATGTCTTATTAAGTATAAATCCCCTATTATTAAAGCTAGATAAATTTAGCTTTGATTTTTTAGGGGATTTTTTATGCGTAATTCTCGTTTTAGAGAGGCAGCTAGCTTTTTAAAGAAGCATGCCGGGATTGAACATCCAATATATATTCGCCGCACAAAAATGACATCTAATCTAGATGGTCTTTGTCAATTTAAAGACGATCATTTCTTAATCAAAGTAAATCAATTACTTAACGAAGATCACTCTATTGATGTATTGCTGCATGAGGTCGGGCATGCTATGTCTTGGGATAAAGACAAAGATGTGCATGGACGTAATTGGGGAATAGCTTACAGCAAGATTTATCGTAAGTTTTTAGATGATTTCTTAAATAGGTGAAAATGCAATATTTTGTCAGCATAGAAAACACAGCTTATCATCTCTGGCAAGCTGAATTATTAGTTGAGAGTTTTAAATATCATAAGTTAGAAGATGATTTGTTGGTTGTTATTGCTGACAATCAAACTCCTACTTACACAGCGTATAAAAACAATCTAATAAATCACAAGAATAAGTTTGTTGTGCCTAATTTTGGCAAAGCATTCAATAAAATTCGTTCTGTGATGTGGGCTTTGGAAGAGGGTCATCTTAAAAAACCATTTGTTTTATTGCATCCAGATATGGTTTTACAAAAACCGATTCCCCAAAAAAACAACAGCATTGTTTTCAATCAAGAAAACAATCAAGCTTTGAAGAAAAAGTTAGCTGGATATTTAAAAAAATGTTTAATTGCTCAAGAGTCTGAGTGGTTTTTATGGATGCCACTGGGAAGTACGCTAATATTCAATGACGATGTGCCGGATATCTTTTTTACGCATGTTTGCGAAGAAATTTATCCTTTGATGAAAGAATTTGGACAAGATTGTAATTTAGAGTCGTTTGCTTGGGTAACTGCCATTTACAAACACATTCTATTTAAAAATAAATTTAAGTTAACGGTGTGTGCTGATAATTTAGAGCAGACGATGATAGATCACAATACAACGAACAATATCATTCACTACAAGCATGGGATTCCACCAGCTTTTAGCAAACATCATTTCAGATATGAATCGCCAATTATGTTGAACACACAAAGTCCATTTGAATGTATTATTGAAAACAATGTTACATCTTCAACGAATTTTGTGTGTAATTTAATTACTCATTATTTGGCTTAAGCCGAGACATGTATTTTTCTTTTTCCATATCTCCAATAACTTGCGATCTTGCTTCTGGTGGTAGGGCTCCAGAGTGTTTGCATGCATCGCACCCATGACCTTTGCATTTAGGGCAAACGTTTTTACCTGCTTTTTGTGCATCGTCCCAAGTAACAGATCTTTGATGATCTGCGAAGGCATTTACTTGATTGCTCCACCAAGGTCTGCGATGTTTGTTGGTGCCTTTGACCTTAAACATTTCAACCCAATCTCTGATTTGTTGATTTGTTAGGCCGGTGCCTTCTTTGCCACGCATGAAATCAGGCAGCTTGTCTGGCGTGAATTCTTTTAATTTAAGCAAGAACAAGACTGCTCTTCTTTCTTGAACGGTCCAGCCTGTATTTTTATCTTCCATACCTTCACGACGAGAAGGAGCCAATGCCTCACCGACTTTGTCGATGGGATTGTGTTGCAGCAACCAAGCTAGGGCTAGTGCTTTATCTTTTTGTTCTGAAATCTCCATTGGGACGCCATTTGGAGGATCGAACACAATACCTGGGAACACTTTTTCTAGCAATCCAGTACGTTTGTAAATTGAAATATATCGTTTGGTGTCAACATCGGGGCTCAGCAAGCCTTTTAAGAATTCATCACGAATTCTTTCTAGGGCTACTTTTTCCATATTTCTGAATTTTGGAATGGCCTTTTCGATATCTTCATGCATATTTGAGCCTTGTCCAAATCGACAATGGAATCTAATGGCTCTTAAAACTCTTATTTTATCTTCTGTAAATCGATCATCGGCTTTTCCTACGGTTTGCACGACTTTATTTTTGGCATCATGCAAGCCTTTTCCGGTAGGATCATAGAGTTTGCTATTTTCTCCATCGGATTTAGTAAGTTCGATGTACATTGCATTGATGGTTAGATCTCTACGGCTAGCATCGCCATGTGGATTATCTACGAAATCTACAGCGGCAGCACCATCGGTGACCTTGGCATCTTTACGAAAAGTAGCGATTTCGAATTCTTCGCCATCAACGACGGCAGAAATTACGAAAGCTTTACCATCTGCGGAGGCGTCTCTACCTTTAACGAACCAATATTTATTATCGCCTTTTTGATGTCTAGGAGGGTTAAAGGTTAGATCAAGGGGCTTGCCAGATTTTCCGGCACGTTCATCAGCCATTGAGAAACCACTGGCCGATAAGATGTGTCCAATTTGTTCTGGCGTGGCGTTTGTTGCTAGATCGTAATCTTTGATTGATCTGCCGGTTAGAAAATCACGAACGGGACCGCCAACCAAGAACAATGATTTTTTTGGCATGGTTGGGGCCTTGCCAGTATCATTGGTGAGTTTAATATCTCCGCTTTTCAAGAAAGCTTCGATAACAGGACGCATTTTACTAGGTGGGATAAATCCTTTCTCTAGTTGGACAAATCCTTTACGCCAATCCTTGTTTTCTTGATTTTCTTGATTTGGGTCGGCTTCCTCTTTGAGGTTACGCCATTCTTTAAAAGTTTTTCTCATATTGTATCTAGACCTTTAATAAGCAGATTATTCTTCATCAGCGGCATTTGTAAGCCGTAGTTTATCAGTTAGTTTGCTGACCAATCCAAATTTATAAATGATTCGGATTGAGTTTTCTTTTTCACCGGACTCATATTGAATTTGAACAGGTTTTTGAGAAATGTCCACCCCTGCTTTGCTGCCAGCTTTAACAACATCGGACATTTTTCTGATTTTTTCCAGACCAGCTTGGGCCAAATTATCCAAAACAGAGTGATCTTCATCATCTTCGCCATTGTATTGTGTGTCATGAACCACAATGAAATCCTTGCCATCGTTGAAGGATTTGGTCAGTGGATCAAAAAAGCTGTGATAACCAGAGCCATAGACGGGGAATCCGGCTCCCATTCTTTTTCTAAAAACATTTCCCATACCTGCTATCACATCGCTACCCACCCGAGCGGGGAGTGAGGGTTGGTTGCCTTTGTGGAATCCGTAACCCCAACGCACATCTCTCCAACCGGCATATCGTTTTCCCTGAGGTGTACTTTGTAAATATCTACCTGGAGCATCTCGGATTGTACTTGCAGCTTTATCGCTGGCTTCTAATAACCAAGTTTTAAAATTTAAAATCATTAAGGCACCTCTGGGGATTGGATTCCTAGCTTATAAAGTAAGTAAGACGCCAAAATAACCCAAATTAATTGTATGGCGAAGGTTAGCATGCTCTTCCATCGCAATTCTTGTTTACTGCTACTATTTTCCAGGGTTTGAATTCTCAAATTAATATTATGATAATCATTTTCTAGATTTTTGATATCGGTTTTGCTGTTTTGAGATTCTAGGACTTGAACCTTGGAATATAGTTCGTTTAACGAATCTAATTGCAAATCAAGTTCTTTTTCTAGATTTAGCCCTTTTTGTGTAAGCGCTAATACCCGTTCATCTATTCTAGTAACTAAGTCCAACATTGAATTGATGGAAACTCTAATAGGGAAAACTGGATCTTGTTCATTCTCGCTCATACGATATTTTACCTGTCTTTTCGTTCAAACATAACTATATATCTATTATGAAGAAAGAAAAAGAGACAGAAATCCTTGATGCGGAAACACTTAATTTAGAAACAATTCAGGAAGTAGCCTCTGCTAGTCATGATTTAATTCCCCAAATGAATGTAAGTCTTCCATCGTCAACCGAAGAAAAAGAAAAAAATCTAATTGAAGATGAGAAGATTCTTGGGCTTTACGATGAGGTATTAGATAAGATTCGTGAGGATAGAAAAGAAATTGATGAATATTTGGGTCAATTTGCTGAGATGGTATTAAACGGTGGAGATGCAACCACATCATCTAAAGAGGCTGTGGTTAATTTATTAAAACTTAAAAGCGATACCGCTGACAAAATGACTAAAATTGCCGATTTGTGGACCAGAGTCAAAATGAAAGAAACCAATACTTTTCCTAAATATCTGGCAGCCCATCAAAACAATACAATTAATATCGATGCTAAAAAGTCTTTAAGTTCTGAGGATAAACGAGCTATCATCGAGAACGAAAGCAAAAGATTGAAAAAGGAAATTATATGAAAAGTTTTATGATTGAAGATTGGCTTGATTCTTTAAAGGAGTTTGAAATTCCGCCAACGACATCACCTGGAGATCCAAGTGGTGGCGGACCTCCTACTACTGATGCTAATACAGGATTAGGCGCTGTTGGAAATACCACAACAGATACTTCTGATCAAAACGATAGCCATGCCGATCCCAATATTGCCAATCAAATGCCACAAGAGCCAGATGATATTAGCAATGACCCACCTACACCAGACATGCCAGAAGAAAAAACTGATGTCAAAGATTTTGAAAAGTGGAAGAACGAATACCTTCAGGAATCAATTAAAGGTGACACCAATAAACTAACTGACATGTTGAGTATGGTTAGAGACAAAGAAGGTTTGCAAAGAGTTCAACGTAAATTTGTTGATGATAACTGGAATGTTCAACTAATTCGTCAGAATGCGAATGTTGAAAAGGCATCCAAGGAAATCAGAAGAAACATCAAAGATCAATTAGATCGCAACAATCCAGCAACATCTGTCGTGAATCACATGGCAGCAGTATTAGAAACCGATCCAAACCTCAATAACATTTTTATAAAATTGAGCGGATATGGTGGGTTAAAGGGCGATTTACATCGCAAATTCATTGCAGCTTTAATTGGTGCTGTGCAAGTTGGCTCAGGAGCTAATACAGAAGATCTTATTTACAACGAAAAAGATTATTCCATTTTGGTGTCCACTCGTCTTAATGCTGAATGGGGCGATGTAATGTTGGGCAATTGGTCAATGAAAGAAGATGATGCTGATCGTTATTTATCAGAACCCGAGAAAAAGAGATTGGACGAAGGATCTCCTGAAGAGAAAGATGTGATCCGCAGAAGAGTGATTCTAGAATCGATTGTTCATCAATTTCAAACAAGAGCTTTTGTGATTACTGTGGTTGCGGATGACGGTAGTATTGCCACATTAGGTTGGGATATAGCCGGTTCTTTGAAGGCCGCTTATGCCGATGGCAAATTGATTGTTAAAACCAAAGTATCAGATAGTTCTGAGGCGATGATTACAGATGAGGGTCAAGTTGTGCCATATATGGATTTGAGTATTTATTATGGCAAAGAAACTGGTGAGCAAAACGAAGATGGGTCACCGGAAGTCGAAGAGTTATCTTTTATTGAAAAAAGAAATGGCATGTTATTTTTAACTGCTGATTTGAAGGTGATTAAAGAAGCGGCAAGTTCTATGCAGGGCATTGTTTTCAAAGAGGCCCCTTATAATGGTAATCCATCAGACTTACTTACTTTGACCAGATGTATTTATACGGCACATGATCTTTTAATGCGTAAATGCTAAACACAGGAGAATTAATGACAACATCTTTTAAAGATTTCATGAACAAAAAAGATCGTGAAACAATTCATCAGTTAAAAACCGTTAAAAAGCTATTAGAGAAGCACGGATTTACTGTTGATGAGTTTTTAGAGAGTGAAGATGACCCTTATGTATTTCTAAACTCAAATGACGAACAACTTTCGTTTGAAGGAGTTCGAATCTACAAATTGGGAGATTTAATGGCATTTAGGGTGCAAAAGGAAAAAGACACACATCCTTACGGCAAAGCTTATCCTTTAGATATCGAGGCCATGTTTAATGATATGATGTCCGAAAGCGGCAGTGAGAAAAAGGCTGGTGAGGAAGTCATTGAATCAATAGTAGATGAATTTAAAAGATTTTTCAAAAAAAGTAAGACTGCTGAGAAGGAATTGAGATCGGCGGAAGTTGATCAAGAGCGTGAAGATGGCAATGGCAAGATCATGGTGAAAAATGGTTCGCTAGACTATGCCAGTACAATAGGAAGTAGAACCAGCTAATTTTAGAGAAAGGGTGGCCATGAAAACTTGGAAAGAATGGTTTGATTTAAGAGAAGAAACAGAAGCAGAAAGACAACAAAGGTTGTCTGGTGAAGCTGCAAAAAATACTAAGTAATATGAATGCTAGAGGTAATTTTAGCAAAGATAGATATGGTTATGATGTATATCGACCAACACCTCAACAACCTCAACAGCCTCAACCTCAACCTCAACAGCAACAGCAACAGCCTCAACAGCAACGACAAGTTGATCCGCAAAGAAAAGCACAAATACTACAACAAGCTAATGAATTTTTAGGACAATTAAATAAAGAACTATATCCTCATGGAATTGATGTAAAACGGGATTTAAGGGATAAATTGCAAACTAAAATTCGGCAATCCCCAAATGGGGAAGCCACTATCGCAATGACATTTAACAACAATGGTGTTCCGCAAACTCAAACTTTTAAAATGAATGATGCATGGCACGCAGCTTCATGGATTGCAGATCTAATGCAACCGCCAGATGATGGCGAATCACAACAACAATATCGGTAATAATGGCACCAATAAACAACCAACCTGGAATGGACCCAATGGTTCAGCAATTATTCAATCCAATTGCAAATCAACCATTGAATCAACCACAAGTTGCTCCTAATCCTTTTATGGCAAAAGGCAGTTTAGTTACGTTTAGATATTCTTTTTGGATACATGATCCAGTGCCTTTGGTGATTGTGAATGACTTTGCTCCAGGTTATAGGATGCGGGGCATCAATTTACATTACCTAACTTTTCCATACGTGCGGAATTTGGTCAGTAGATTAGGTTCTGGTGGTTTTTCTTATCAAAGTATAAAAGGCGATGCATATATAAGTAGCTCATTTAGGACTTATAAATGGGCTGGCATTTCGCAAGTCAAAATATTTGACAGTCAATTCGTTCTCAAAATGATGGCTGTATCAAGGACTTTCGATCCCTATCAAATTCGTGCCATTCGTCAATCTGTCGAGCAACAACTTCAACAACAAACTTTACCCAAGGCCGAAGAAACTGTCGAACAACCATATGGAAATCAAGGCGTTCAAGTTCAACCACAACAACAATCAAATTTAGGATGATAAATGTCATTTGAAGAAGACCTATTAAAGCCCTGTGGTCCAGCCAAAGGCGAAAGTATTGCTGCGTTGTTGAAGGCTAACAATCAATTCATGGAAGCCCTGACTAAAGTTGTCGAAGAATTCAAAGACACATTTGCCGACAGTGCTGATCAAGCTGAAAAAATGGCAAAGCCAGTAACAGATAATGCCAGAAAGCAAAATAAAGATCGCCGTGCCAAAGGTGTGGGAAACGCAACTTCAAAAGATATCATGCAGGCCGCTGCTCAAGGTGCTGCACATGCTATGAAATTAAATGGACAACTTTCTGGTGCCTCCGGTGGTGGAAAAGGGCGTAACAATGTAGAAAACAGCACCGTAAAGATAAAAACTATAGGCGATGGTAAAGCTGATGGGACTGCTTATGGTCATGAATTCGCACATTCTGTTGAATCTGCCTTGCAAATGACGCTTGGCAACGTCGTGACTGGTTTTATTGGTGGAGCTTCGGCTTATCAATTAATTGCCAAAGATATGATCGAACAAGAATATGAATTTGCAATGGGCATGAATCAAATCGCCTACCAGACGAAATCTATTGCAAATGATGCTCCTGGTATGCAGAAAGCTTTTAAGGAAACATCGGATGTTGTTAGAGCTACTGGTTTTGATTTAACCACGTATCAACATGCTCTTTTATCTGCAACTAAAAGAGGCTTAACAGATTCACAATCCATTATAAAGTCTGGTTTGAATCTCGGAAAAATGATGGGACTCAATGAGCAAGAAGCATCGGGAATTGCCGATCAATTTGCCAATTGGAATCAGCATTTAGGTCTAGACAACTTGCAAATAGCAGATGTATCTCGTGGCATTCAAGATGTTTCAAGAGCCACTGGTTTAGTCGGTCAAAATCTTTTAGAAGTTGTTAAAAATTCAGAAAGATTCATGAACGAAATGCGATCAGCAGGCACATTGACCGCAAGTTCCGCCAAAAACATGATGATGCTGGCAGCTAATGCTAAAAAATTAGGCGTTGAAAATCAAATGGGCGAGTTAATGTCTGGTTTATCAAGTGGTGCCAACTTGCTATTGAAGACATCTAAAGAAAATCAGGCTATGTTGATGTTGGGGGCTCAAGCTGGTGGGGTAATGAAGGATGCGATGAATGGCACCCTTACTGAGACTCAAGGCGGATTGAAAAAGTTGGCAAAGGGTTACGAGCAAGTATTCAAAAACATTAGTGGTGGAATCGATATAGGCGATATTGATAATTTAAGCGCTGCTAAAAAATCTCAATTAAATATTGTGGTGCAATCAGCGTTTGGAATGGGATTAGATGATTACAAGCGTGTTGTGGATGCTACTAAGAATAGCGGCAGATCTCTAGAAGAGACTATGATGGCTATTGACACTGAATTAGGTCGTAATGCAACTGCGGAGGAAAAATTAGCAGCAGAACGCAAAAAACAGCAAACCATCATGAGTAAATCTTTTGAGTTTTCTTCAAAATTAGCTGATGCTGCCAAAGAAGCCAAAACATTTGATGAAGCGGTTGATCAAATGAAAAAGAAAATGAGTCCAAAAGCATGGCAAGAAAGCATGCAAGATTTATCCACAGTGGCAGGCACCTTCTCTAAAGAATTAAAAGACAAAGTATTAACAGGCGACACTAAAGCTATTTCAGAAGCAATGGCATTATCTGCTGGCGAGGCTCTGAAAAATGCCAAAGGAAAAGATTTTACATCTCAAATCAAAAAAGCCATTAACACTAAAGATATGTCGAAATTAAGATCGTTGCAAGAGGACATGAATAAAGAACAACAGAAACTAGGAGCGGAAGAAATTACCGCTCTAGATCCTATGGCAAAAGCAGCAATGGAATTGAAGGTTTTAAATGAGAACCTAAGAAGCTTTACAGGCCCGGCAATTGTCGCTCTGACTAGCTTAGTGGGTTCGGTCGGAATTATAGCTGCTATGCTTGTTGCTGGAGTGTTTAACATGGGTTCTTTGGCAACATATTTTGATGTATTTGAAACTGGTGTCCAAGCCATTTTAGGAAAAAGTGTTAAACAAGCTGCTTCTGTTTCGGCTACGGTTGCTGCTGAAACAGCCGTAGGAACCGTAGCTAAGACTGGCTTTTCCTCTATGACTGGGGCGATGGGAGTTGCCGCTGGTGGTACAGGGGAGGCTGCTGTTCTTGGTGGAGCCGCTGCTGCTGAAGGAGGTGGGTTGGTTGCCGCAGCGAGTGGAGCCGCTGCTGCTGAAGGAGGTGGGTTGGTTGCCGCAGCGAGTGGTACAGCAGCCGCTATGGCACCTGTTGCTATAGCTTTAGCCGTTATCGCTGCTGCCGCAGGTGGTGTTATAGGAAGTCTTAATGCGGGGGCCGCTGCCGCTGATTTGTTTGGCACTTCAATGGAAGATGTAACATTAGCTCAACATTATGCTGCTAAGGCAGCAGGCGGCGTAACAGGGGCACTTAATTTCTTAACACTTGGAATATTCAATAAATGGTTAGGTGCTACAGGTGCCGCAACTGAAGCATTGGCCAAGATGTACGAAAAGCTACCAATTATGTCGGCAATCTTTGCTCTTTTCGATGTGATTAATGGCGCTATATGGGGAACTGTAAAGGCAATATGGAATGTTGTTGCTGGTATTGGCGAATTAGTTTATTTAGTGCTTGAGCCATTTGGAGCCTTATTCTCGGCTATTGGAGATGTGGTCATGGCTATACTTTCTCCACTTAGTGCGTTTAGCACTAAGCTTTCAGAAACTGGCAGTCTATTTCAAATTGTATCAGATATTATTGGTGGTTTGGGAATGTCGATACGTTGGGCTTTAAGAATCTTGGGGAAGGTAGTTGGCTTTATAATTAAAGTACTTATATCTCCTATTGTGGCCATTATAAAAGGTATAGCTGGCTTGGTATCAGGTTTTTTGAAACCTGTGGGGCGATCCTTGGATGCACTTATGCAGATTGGCATGGGGATTTTGAACTTCTTCCAGGGATTATTCACATTTGATTTCAGCAAAATGTGGAGCGGCTTGTTAAACGCTCTAAAGGGTGTAATAAAATATATTATAAATTCACTGATTGAACTGCCGGTAATGATTATTAATGGAGTTTTAGGAGCGGTGGCAGGTATCGCTGGTTATATGGGGTCGCTATTTGATGATGTAGGTGGAACACTTGGATCTATTTTGCAAGCAACGATGGCTGGTTATAAATTTATTGCAAATTTAGCCAACGCCTTAATTGACACATTAGATGGTGTGTGGGAAGTATTGGTTGGAATTTTTACTTTAGACATGGACTCATTGCAATCTGGCATATCTAAAGTTCTTTTTTCCTTACCATCTATGCTATGGGGAACCGTTACAGGTGTTGCAGGATGGATTAAAGATATATTTATGGGAATTCCCATGTCAATTATAAATTCATTTAAATCTGTATTGATAGACTTTCCAAAATGGTTGTGGACTTCATTAATGAGTGGGATTACATCGTTAGCTAAAAATGATTGGATTGGTCCTATTTTCGAGCCATTTTTGGAAATATTGACGCCACTTAAAGAAGCCTTTGACGGACTATGGTCTGTGTTGGAAGAATTGTTTAGTGTAGTTGGAGAATTTTGGGGATCATTTGGTGCCCCTGGTACTTTTTCATGGATGGAAGTTCTGCAAACCACTGTCAAAGCTTTATCAACTGTTATAGGAGGATTCATTAGAATAGCCTTGTTACCATTAAGATTAATAGTTGGAGTAATTGCGACTAGTGTGACTATTTTCACTAGCATATTGCAGGCATTAGTGGATGGCATCAAAGGTTGGATTGAATATATAAGAAGCATACCAATTATTGGCAGTTATTTCAAAAGCGACGAAGAAGAGAAGCCTGCTGCAAAGGCTGTAAGCAATAGCACGTCTAGATATCAACAGCCAACAACATCATTGGTGCAAGAAGGCATTGCTAAAGGCGGTCCAGAATACTTAGCTAAAAATGCCAATAGTAGATTTGAATCCATGTCGGGATTAAACACAAATACAAATACGAATTCAATATCTAAATTTGATTCTAATGCTAATTCTATAGTGCCGCCAAGTTTGGATGAGATGAGATTGAGAACTGCAATTTCATCTGGGGCTCCTAGTGTGCCATTAGCAATGAGAGATGAAATATCTACATCGACTTCATCTGCACAACCCACTCCCATGTATGATGTTCATACAAAGATGCAAAGAGAGCAAGCCGCCACCTTATCCGAGACTAAACGCAGCAGTGTTCCAGGCACATCTGAATTAGTTGCGATTAATGAAAATCAATTGAAATATTTAATTTTGATGCATGGTGATTTAGAAAAAGTCATCGATTTAATGACTCCTAGTGGAAACAGCAGTGGATTTAGCGATCAACAGCAATCGGCAAGTACTAAATCTAAAACAAAACCAGCAAATTCTACTAATTTTCATCAATGGCAATTCGGAAAATACACACAAAACGCAAGCACTAATGTCGTTACTGATGGAAGGTAATTATGCCAAAAGCAACTACCCCTAGTGGGGATTTAATAGATTTAAAAGAGTGTTATATTATTATACCAGTTGGAACAGGATTTCAAAAGTTCACATTGTCATCATTACCGGAAATTAGTGATAGCAAGAGTGCCGCTTATACGGATGAGCCCATTATTGGTCGGTCCTTTCCTCTAAAGACATATTCTCATTCAGAAAATCGTGTTATTAGTATGCAAATTCATTTATTTGTAAGACAAAAAGCGGATGTGTATTTTAATTTGCAAATTTTAAGAGCATTGCAGAGTTGTACTTATCCTAGAAACGATAAAACAGGAATTGGGGCACCTTATATACCACCCCCCATTTGTCAAATTAAATGCGGAAGGTTATTGGGCGACATTTCTCTTTGCGTTGTGTTAAAATCTTACTCTGTTAAATATCCAACCGATGTGCCTTGGGACGAAGATACATATACGCCTTGGAAATTTGATATAGATACTAATTGGGAAGTAGTTTATAAAAGCAGTGACCTGCCTGGGCAAGATAGAATTTTACAATTAGGAGTATAATGGCAAATTTTATAGAAGCGGCAAAGATATTGCCAACTAGATTCGTTAGTGCTTTGAGTCGTTATGCAAATTCTACAGTTGTTTATTATCACATAGGCAATCAAAAGAAAATTACTTTCACAACATATAAAAAAAGCGTCTCTAACAAGGCGAAAGAGGGCGATAATTACACAGTGGTTCCTCCTGGCATGGCTTATAGACCAGATTTGGTATCACAAAGCATATATGGGACAACTGATTTTTGGTGGAAAATCATGGAAGCCAATAATATTAAAGATATTTATGATTTCAAAGCAGGTACCAATCTAAGGTTACCCGGCAATGTGTTTTAAGGAGAAATATGCCCTGTTTAGTTGGATGTGAAGCTGATTTTTTTTGTGGAATGATAAACAAAACTGTTAACGGTGATAGCGTTGCACCCTATGCCAAACTTTTCTTTGGCGATCCAGAAAATCCAGATATTACGGTCGGGAATAATTCAGCACCAGCTTGGAATAATACTGCAATTATCAAATCGCTTCAGATAGGGGCCTCAGATGGTGCGGGAGTACGTGTAGAGGTATTAGATGAATTAGGGGGTTCCTTTCATTTATTTGTGGAGAAGATATCCAAATGTATGGAACGGACTAAAGATGAATCAATAATGGGAGTTGAATGGGGATGGATTGTTTCAAATTGCGACGGTAGCAATTATGTTGTTCGATCCCCCAAAGTATATTTTTTGCCCATTCATCTAGAGGTCAATATGGCTGATGGGAAAATTAAATTTGTTATTGAAGGTGCAGATTCCATGCAGGCGGTATTTGCGGCCCGACATGATGATATTGAAGGAGACGATAAATTAAAAGTGTCATTGAAGGCGGCGATTATAGCCTTGGCAAATAAAAAATCCCCTAAGTTCACTGTTGACTTTTTAAGGAAAGAAAAAAATGGAACACTAACCACCTTTGGCTTCAAAGAAGGTAAAAATGGCATGGGGCCAGAAGATGTTTGGGACTGCGATGGCCAGCATAAACTGGCAACGATTCAGAAATGGATAGAACCATTTAGAACAGATAGAAATAAAGGAATAATTTCAATGTGGGATGCATCCGAACCTGGGAACCCTAGATTGATTCTAATGGAAGACCCACAAAGTGATTGTGATGAAGGAGAATCACCATGTTCATCCAGTTTAGGCACATATATAGTAAATGGTGGAAATTGTAGTCCAGTAATAAGCTTTAATCCAACAATTAATTTTGTTGAGGGATTTGCCCATCTAACAACAGGAGGTAATTCAGGTGGTGCGGGTAGTGGCGAAACAGTAAAATCTGAAAAAAAATGCATATCGGCTCAAGACACGCAAACTGGTATTTTGCAAAGCATCCCAGTAACCAAAAACGCTTGGAATGCTTTTGGACCTAAAAACTCCACCAAAGAAAGCATGAAAGGACAAGCAGCACATATTAGAGCAAATTTAGCACAAAAAGAAATCAAGGCAGAACTACGTATCCAAGGCGATGTAAGAGAAGAATTCGTACATCCAAAACTAATGAAAGATAAATTCGTCTCATTGATAGTAATAAATCCATATCACATTTTTGGCGAGGATTGTGGTGATTGGTTGGCCCAACCTGGATGTAACGAAATATTAAGCAATAGAAGTTGGAGAGTAATGGGTTGTGATCACATGATCAAAGAAGGCTCTTTTGTGACCACGTTGCAATTACAATTGTTCACACCTGGGTTAACAGGCGATTCAGGCGCTCCTTTTGGTGGACCTGGATCGGGTGGATATGTGCCCACAAATACTTGTTAGGAGATAAATGCCAGACGCAAAATTACCAGATAAAATTGATACAATTGATTTAAGAGTTAAAGTTCTAGAAAATAGATTTCATGAATTGGGGTATGATATGACCTCATTAGTGCAATCTGAGGTCAAAAAACGATGGAAGATACCAGCACAATCAGAAACCCATTTTGGTTTGTTTACCGCTCTTTGCATTGATACCATTGATCCTTGGAAACAAAACAGGGTTAGATTTTTTAGTCCATTATTTCACAAGCCAGACACCCCCATTAAATCATTGCCATTTGCCAATCCGATTTCATCGGCTGGTGGTTTCGATGATTGTGGTATGAGTTGGGTGCCTCCTGCTGGCTCCACTTTATGCATCGTATTCGAAAACGGCAGCAGACAATCTCCATATTACATTGGCACTACATGGCATCGAAATCGTGGGCCAGATGGCCAGCATAACTGGAATTACAACATTGATGAGTATTATCAAATTCATGAGGGACACAGAAAAGGCTATTTGGTCGGTCCTAATGATGGTTCCGAAGTATTCCCTCCTTGGAACAAGGAGAGTTACAATGGGTTTGATATAGATTCTATTGCCGATTTTGAAAATGATCCAGAAGCACAAAGAAAAATTACATATGCTAATATTTATGGATTCAAGACGCCACAAAAACACATGATTAAAATGGTAGATGGCGACTACAAATGTAATCATAAAAATAAAAGATTTGAAATACAAAGTAGTTGTGGCAACTACATGATTTTCAAAGATGACAAAATGCATGAATCCGGCAGTTGGGGCCATCCTAGTTGTGGTGCCAGTGGTCCTGAAATTACTTGTACAGATGAAAATGGAGATCCTGTAGAGAAAACAGATTGTGGAAATCAAGGCACTATTCAGCGTAAAGCATCTAATCCTTATTTTGCACAACAAAGTGAGTGTCGTCCTATTCAAGGACCAGGAACACCGCAAAATAACAAGCTTGACCTCAAGCAAAGCGGCATTCAAATTCTCACGCTATCTGGTCAGACAATTATCATGGACGACTCGGTAGATCAGCCACAAGGTAGTCCTGATTGGGAAAGCTCAATAAAGCCATTTGATTTTGGTTGCAATGATACATTTAAAGGAAAAATCAAATTCATGACTGCCACTGGTCATGCGATTGAAATGAGTGATGTGGAAGAAGGCAAGGGTTTAAGAGGGGAAGAAAATTTCATTCGATTGAAGACAGCAACTGGCATTTTATTCGAAATGAATGATCATACAGTAGGACCAACTGACTGCCCTGGATCTCCTCCTAATTTAGCGGGAGCCAAACGTGGTTTTACCATGAGAAGTTCTAGCAATCATACATTTGAAATGATTGACGAAGACAACGAACAAAGTTCTCCATGTCGCAAAGAAGGTGGAGTGCCTGTTGCCAAGGCTAAAAAAGCTTTTATTAGGGCTCGGACTGGTTATGGATTAGAAATTTTGATGAAGGACGATTCCTCTCAAGAGGAGACGCAACAACAGCACATTCAGATTTTTTGCCCACAAAAGGACAATGAAGAACGTGGTCCTCATATTTTGCGATTACAAGAGGCTCCTGATGGTCCTGGCATGGTATTTTTACGAGTTGGTGGCAACTATATATGTTCTACTTATGACAACCATTATACTATAGTTGGCGATAAGGAGAAAAACCCAACAAATAAAATTACAGTTGTCAGCAAACATACTATAATTGATACAGATAAGTTTTATGTTAATATTGCAGAAATACATGCCTTTATTGCTGATGAAATTATCTTGTTGATGGCGGGGAAAGATTGCAAACCAGAAAATTGGGATGGCAGTCCTGATAGTTGCGTTGCATGTGTATGGCCAGTCGTTTGTTTAAGTCCTAAGGGGCTTACTATTAGTGATCGAGTGTTTGTCTCTGCATCTAAAGATGCTGCTTGTGCCGACATTTCGCAATTGACACCATTCCATGAATGCGAACCTTTTGAGGGTTGCCCAACATAAGGAATAAGATGGCAGAATTTTTAGGGGCACCATATCCCATTATCTCAACTTCGAGAGGATTGTTAGCAACCCAAAGCAATATAAATCAAATTAAGTCAGATTTATTATGTTTGTTGTTAACAAATCCAGGCGAAAGAGTAATGTTGCCTACTTTTGGCACGCCATTAAGACAATTAGTATTTGAACAAAATGATAGCATTTTAGTTCAAACAGCAACAGATATGATAAGCACTGCCATTAAGACATGGGAACCGAGAGTTACCATAGAACAAATCAACATAAATGTTGGTGCAGACAATATAAATTTAAACTCTAGCGATTTACAGCAAGATTTAGAACACATTTTATCAATTCAGATCGTGTTTTTTGATCCTGAAAATATAAAAAGTCTTCAATCTTTGACGCTAGAAGTTCCATTGGCCACACAAGGAGCATAATAGATGAATAGTGACTCTTGTCCTATCGACACAAAACCGTTTTCTCAATCACAAGATGCCAGAAATCCTTTGATTTTTAATCTTAATTATACCAATCAAGATTTTTGGTCTATGAAGACAAGACTTGTTGATTTTATAAAAGAAAGATTTGGAACTAGTGGCACAGTGATGCCAAATACTTTCAATGATTTCGTTGAATCATCAATAGCAATTATGCTTATTGAAAACTGGGCATTTTTAGCAGACACACTTTCATTTAAAATGGATCAAATTGTCAATGAATTGTTCATTGATACAGTAACAGAAGTGGAAAATGCTTTTCGATTGGCCAAAGGTTTTGGATTTCAGCCAACCCCACCAATCGCAGCGACATCTAAATGGATAGCACAAATAAATAACATTTTATCAACCGATGTAAGCATTCCAACACCAATTAGCATTGATATTCCATCTGTTGGAAATCCCACAAGTATAGAATTATTCGCTGCCGATAATAATGGTCAACCACTTTTTGATCAAGACATAATTATTCCCGCTGGTTCTAAATTCAATAAAAGCATTGTAGGCATAGAAGGCAGAACAATTAATGAGGAGTTTTCTGGTAACGGTCAAGTCGCTCAAACATTGCCACTTTCTTACCAACCAGTAATTTATGATTCCATAAGAGTTAGTGTGGATGGCACAATTTGGGATCGAGTTGAGTATTTTACCGATTCACAGCCAAGAAGAGAATATCGTGTTGAATTTAATTCTAATTACCAAGGTTTTGTTATGTTTGGAAACAACAGAACCGGAATGATTCCTTCGAATGGTTCTAGAGTACAAGTGACTTATAGAACAGGCGGGGGGACAGTGGGCAATATAGTAACCGGCTATGTGAAAACTCAAAAACAAGTAGTTGTTGAGGGTTTAGATTTTACAGTGCCAATTACTTATTCTAATTATACTGCTGGCATGTATGGTTATGCTGGTGATGGATTAGATGAGATAAGAAGGAAGCTGCCAAGATGGATTCAAACCCAAAACAGGGCAGTAACTGGCACTGATTACAAGACGTTAACCGATCAATTTGTTACGCCATATTTCGGCCAAGTTGGAAAATCAACTGCGGCTCTGCGAAATTATGGTTGTGCAGGCAATATTGTAGATTTATACATATTGGCGGCTGATGGCACATCGACAGGCGTCACAACTGCTAGCAATGAATTGAAAACCGCATTAATCACTGAATTGAATACAAAAAAAATGGTTACTGATTTTGTTTGTGTGCGAGATGGGGTAATATTGTCTGTGGATGTAACCATTGACGTATCTCTAGATAAATTTCATAGAAAGTTCGAATCGGAAATTAAAGACAATATCTTAAGAAGAGCCAGTGCCTTCTTTGCTTTGAACAATTGGGATTATAATCAAATTTTAAGAGATACAGATTTAATTAAAGCTTTATCGGACATCAAGGAAATACAAAGTTTCCAAGTTACGTTTGTGACAAATGATGGAGATAGCGGCACAATAGTGATCCCAAGATTCAATGAAATTGTCAGACCAGATATAATTACTACTGCGTTAATGTATAACTAAGGGAAAAATGCCAATAAAAAGACTTGATGAAAACCCTACGATTAGCGATGACATCGTTATTTCTATTGAAACGCCTGATGCCGAAGGTTGTTTGTCTAGCAATCCATACAAAGTAGATCGTGTAGTAATATACTATGTGCAAAGAGATTATACTGGGAACAATTATTCCAAATATGACAAAAAGTTCATTAACGAAGACATCAAAACTCAATTAGACGCCGCTATTGCCAAGGCTTGTGATACACCATCAGCAGATAATCTTGCTGATGTAGAACGATTAAGTGCCACACTGGATAGCTCTACTTTAACTGAGACTTTTTATTATACAGATGCCAAAACCGTGGCCATATTCGGGGACGATGCAAATCCAGCATGGCTCTCTACAGAATCCATTGCTGGCAATAATCGATTGGTAAACGTATCAGAAGATGAAGACGGCAATGCACAATTTGGAATATTTGAGCTAGATTGGAGTCCTGTTGGGTTAAGGGAAGGGGATTATTTTGTTTGTTGGACATGGAAACCAAATCCATCTGGTGACAGCCTTTCTGAAATTAAACATTTCACATTGCAGGGCAGCACGCAAGTCACGACCAGCATTCCATCGCATTTTACAGATCCTGATAAATACGACACCCTTATGGAGCGATATTTACCAGAAATGTTCAAAACGCACTTAGGCACATCTGATTTGACTCCAGAAGTCTTACAAGAGTTCAACAAGGCTGTTGGAAAAGGGTTTTCTTTTTTAGAAGACATGACAAATCAAATTGTAGATTTAATAGATGCCAATGCAACGGGCGAAGCATTTCTTCCTTTGTTGGCAGATTTATATAGATTGAAGCTCAAATCTGGTGATCCTACTTTGTGGCGAAGACAAATAAAAAATGCCATACCTTTGTATAAGAAAAAGGGAACTTATAGTGGTCTTAGTGAGGCTCTTGATCAAATAGGTGTGAAACTGACAAGGTTTGCAAGGTTGTGGCAAGTTGTTTCAAAATACACCTATCAAGAAGTATTTGTTGTAGATCAAGAAGATTTTTTCATTTTGTCTAAAAAAGCCATTTTGCCAATAGACACAGATAATTTTGAACTATATCACAGACCAGTTGGCGAAACGAGTTGGACCACTTTGGATTCGACGTATGTTGAATTAGACGATTATGAAGAAACCACGGTTATGACATGGGTTGATTCCAATCCTTTGTTACAAGGGGATGAAATTAGAGTTGTTTATCAAATAACTACTGTGCCATCTGTCGGCGAACAAACCATAGAAGATTACATAAGAGTTTTACCCTTGGCCGATCAAAGAGATGAATTGGAGCATGAGTATCCTTTGAAAAATTGGAATGTGCGTGTTATCGAAGAAGATGATCCTTTGATTGATATGGTTATTACCACTCGTCATCCTTATTATAATTCAATTATGTATGGAAAGATTAGAACGGAGTTTCCATATAGCGAAAACATTTATAACATGGAAGAATACAACGGTAGCACAAGGGACTCCTATGATCCTTGTGATATAGATAAAGATTTCATCGATCAATGTTCGTCTTGCTTGGGCAGCAAATTTGTAGTTGATCTGGAAATCGAAAAGTTATCTCATGATAGGATCTTGGAGGCTCAGGATACAATTGAGGGGTTTGTGCCATTTCATTCAATTTTGCACTCACTAAATTTAACTGGCAGTCACAATGAATTAATTCAATCTCCAGTAGAGGAATTGGATATTCTAATTCAGTTTGTTAATGGGGAATTTGCTATCGCCGGAAATGCCCAAACTATTTTCAACAGAAGTATGGAACAAGGCGAAGAATTCAAAAGAGATGAACTGACTAATATGACAACGGCAGTTAGCTCTGGAAGTGGCAGTGGCTACAATGAAAATATAGTTTTGTATGCTCCAGTAAACCAATTGGATCGTTTGCCATTAGACACAGATCCAGATTATAATTATTTAGAAGTTTTAAGTCCATCTATAAATGCTGGTGTATATTCCCTGCAAGATGCTATGCAAAATCATGCTACAATTGTGGGCTCTCCTACAGAACCATTAGATCAAAGTGCATTTACATTTAGATTGTCAAACGAAAGACTTTCACAGAGTGTTGCTAATATTTATCAAGACGACGTATTCAAATTACAAGATGCCAATGTAGATTTTTGGAAGCTTGCAATTAAGACTCAGTGGGATGTGGCCAATAATGTTGATCCTGTGTATACAGGAGATCCTTGGACTATTACTATAGCAGCATATAGTGATACATATGAAATTATAAATATTTTGACCGATGGATCTTTATTATTGTATGATCCCTCTAAAACCTTGCCGACATCAAACACCAATAATATAAACTACATCCTTAAAACGGATTTGGGGGACATTGTTCATAGCGGTACAACTGGTGCTTTGAAGGTTAAAAGACGAGGTTTGGTAGATTTGGGAGTCAGCGTTGACATTCGAGGAAACACTGTAACGCTAAGTGATGTTAGAGAGCTTTTAGATTCATATCATGGAAACGGTCAAAATCATTATATTAAATATGATGGATCTCAGTATGCTTTTGATGGATTTGTAGACGGAGAAACATCGCAGATTTACATTGCAGATTATACTGATGGGGATGTGGCTGGAACTTCTATTAAGCTTTATCAGAGAATTGTGGATAACGCTAAGGGTTACTTTGCTTATCAGGGCATTAAATTAATCACGGTTGACAATTATGAGACAGATCTTGGAATTTGCAATGGTGAAAATGCCGGGGCTTTATTTCCTGCTATGGATGCTAGCGGGCACAGTTACACTTTGCAGCTAGAAAACAATACATTTTACCAGAATTATATTGTATTGATAAATACTAATTACTATGCTATTTCTAAGATCGATAACAATGTTATTTGGTTGTTAGGACCAGATCAAAATTGGACTACTTTAGGAACAGCACTGACGTTTGATATTTTGAAATATGAAAAATTACCAGCATCTGTAACCGAAAGAGCATATCCGCCAACCCAAGGCATGGATTTTGATTTGTTAGATCGCAGAGGCAACGAGGTTATTACTAATGTAATAGCCACCGATCCACCGGCATCATTATTTGCTTTAAGTGCAGAAGAGTGGATGCCAGAGGACATGCCTCTTGTAGAGGGCAGTAAATTCGCTATTAGAGTTGGACATGAAGATGTGCCTACTTCTTTAATTGCAGCAGGTTTGAATGCTGCTGGTCATGATCAAATAGTCGAATCTATAACGCAAAACGAAGGAATTACTTTCTCTATTAAAGTGAAATAAATATAGGAGACATGATGAATGAAGCAATTATTCGCCCAAAAGGCGATATAGAGATGATTATAAAATATGCCGACTCAACCGAGCATATCTATTTCCCAAATGCGGTTCTTAGAAAAGGCCGAGAAGCATTGGCTTCTAGTTTGGCAAATGATTTCGGCAATTCTTATAATTTCTTTATTAGTCGCATGTTATTTGGTGATGGAGGCACTTCAAGTGGATCTCCTAAATTCATAGATACATCTAGAAATGGTTTGTTCGGGATCACCAGGGCTGTCAAACCCATTATTGTCACAATTGATCCTGCGTTACCAAGTCAGATAGTTTTCACTTCTGTGCTTGATTACGAAGAAGCAAATGGATTTACGTTAAATGAAATGGCGTTGCAGATGAATAATGGTGATTTTTATAGCATGTCTACATTTGCAGATCTAAATAAAACATCATCCATGCAAATCACGTTTAACTGGCGATTGGCGTTTGTTTGAACTTTGTATAAAAATAGTATTGCTTTTTTGAGGTGATGTGCATATATAAGATGTTATGAATACATTAATAAAAAACAATCAGAAATTTATCGTATCTTCCAAACAAATGGAAATAATTAGCGGTTCTTTATTGGGAGATGCTTGGATATATGCTGTCAAGGGGCACGATAATTGGGCTTGTAAATTTGGCAAAACACAATCTTTAAAAGATTGTAAAGGAAAAGATAAAATATCCTACATGCAATGGACTTGGAATGAATTGCTTCCTTTTTCAAATTCTATATCTAAATCTAAATTATCCTATCAATTTGTCACCTATACAGATGAATGTTTTACAAAATTAGAGCGAAGTTGGTATCTTCGACGAGAAAATGGAGATTATGTTTTAAATCACAACAATCAACGAAAGAAAATTGTTCCAATTGATTTAAAATTAACGCCACTAATTTTGTGTGTGTGGCACATGGATGATGGGTCGGTCTATGCGAAAGATGCAAACCTTACACTAGAAACACAAGGATTCGCACTTGCTGAGGTAGATTTTTTAATTGACCGTTTGAAAGAAGACCTTGACATCAAAGCAACTAAAAAGAAAGCTAAAAAAGATGATCAATTTAGGATATATGTGGGTCGCAAATCTTATTTTGATTTTATTGATATAATTAAACCACATGTTCAATGGGATTGTTTTAAATATAAAATTGATGATATCACTTATAATAAAATTGAACAGATAGGCGAAAATCACTCGCAATCAAAAATCAGCGAAACAAATGCCAAAGAAATATTTAGTCTCCGAGATCAAGGCTTGCTTCACAGGGAAATAGCAGAAAGGTTTAAAGTTAGTCAGGCAAGTGTAACGCAAATTCTTAATGGAAAAAGATGGGGACATCTAAATAAATGTATAGTTCCGAGGACAGTTAAAAGAATGTCTGAGGAGCAAAAAAACAAAGTAAAAACAATGTTGAAGCAAAATATATCGCAAAAGGCAATAGCCGAAGAACTCGGTATTAATCAAAGTACAGTTAGTCGCATAGGAGAAAAATGCCAAGAATAGACACTATAACACCCGTTCAATATGATTCATTGTGGCCATATAATTCCACATATGATAATTTGCCATTAAAATACATATTGGCCAGACAAGATCTAATAAACTTAGCCGTGGACAATGCAGAATCTGTGTTAGAATCTGCACAGGGCACGGCTGGATCGTTATCTAATAGGCTAAATCAATCTATTGATGCTAGTGGGAGTTTAATTCCAGATGCAATAGATACGAGCTTACATAATATTGGTGCCCATGCAGACGGATCTTATGATGGATCTGATTATGTAAGAATGTTGGCTAGTGAGAGGGATAAATTAACATTAGTTGCAGATAGCGCCACATCACTTCAAATTGAATTTGCCACCATTTCTACTACATCAACTTTTGATAATGCCGTTGTAACATTTGTGGACTCTCCCACCGTCACATGGGATGTTGCTACAGGCAATGAAGTTAGTGCCAATTTTGCTTTCCCCACATCTGCGGCTCATCAACACTTTTACGATTTAGTTCCTGTGGCAGCAAATCTGCTTACTCCTGATTACACGAACTACAAATCTACATCTTTATCCACGGCTTTTATAGATGGCAGCTTACGAGTTTACATAAACGGTATTCGTTTAAGTGAAAATGATAATGTTTATGTTTATGATGCAGCAACTGGCCCATCCGGTACTTGGTCTGCGACTAGTTTTACTAGTGACGCTACTGCGGGAACATTTGCTCTTAGTCGAGCGATTAGTTCTAGTGATATAATCACTATCGACTTTGATCAAATCTTAGTTTAATTGGAAATTTTGTGTATAAACCTCTAAACACAGGATTTATAGTCCTGGCTTCTGAATTAAATACAGGGCGGCTTAAATCTACCAGAAATTCTATTTGGAATAATTATGGCAAAGAAACGCCCATTACGTGTGTTGTGCCAAACAATACATCAACCATAGAATTAAAAGCCGCTAAAGAATTGTGTCCTATTCATAAGGGCAAAACTACAATTACGTCTTTGATAAACGCTGGCTTCAAACATGGCCATAAAGAATGGAATATTCTTGTAATGGAGGGCACATGGGTCAAAGCCAACATAGATAAAAAGTATGCATATTTTTTAGAGAGCGAAAAAGATATATTTTTCCCAATAGTAACAGATTATGACATACAAGGCAAACCTGTTAAAATATATAACAATTTTTGGGACTGTTCTTTAAATGGTCTGATGATACATCAGAAAACGTTTAAAGAGGTTGGGGATTTAGCAGACGGATCATTGGAGCAATCACGTCTTATTTGGAATGCGGAAGCACAAGAAAAAGGCTGTAAATTCAAAGCAATTCTGGGAGCCAAGTTATGTTAAATC